CGCTACCGGTTATGGCTCGTCCAAGATCACGGGTTATAGCGAGCTTGTCGAGACTTATACGATGAACGATTATGACGAGGGCTTACGAACCAATCTCATGAAGCTCAAGAACGAGAGCATGAGGGTGATCTTCATCGACAAGAATAATGTCGTATATGGAGAGAAGACCGATACGGAAGGTGATTTCAGGGGATATGAGCTCGGTGCCGTTTATCCGGGCGGACAGAGGTTCAAGAGCTCCGGAGAGAACGCATCGCTTACGATCAACCTCGTTTATAAGGATGTTGAGAAAGCATGGATGAACGCTATATCTTTCACTAGCGATATCGATATCTTGGACGAGGCGAAGGGATTGGTCTGGGTGGATGTCAAGAAATTACCCGAAGGAGAGAATAAGTTTAAGGTGGTGGAGCATTACGGAGGTTTTGACCTTACCGAGATGTACGGGACGTTGTTAGGTAACTCCTCTGTATGGAATAACGCTTCTGCGGCTACTTATAACGCTGATGACGGCACTCTTACTTTGACCCCTTCATCCGGCACTCCCGCGCTCAAGAGGCCATCCGAGTTATACGCCGAGGACGTTAAAGGAATAGAGCAATGGTCATAAACGGGGTATCGTTCAATGATGAGGCTTGTCTCGGTATGGGAAGGAAGGCTTTCGTGAAGGCTCACGAGGGATCTTTCTTCCTTGACCGGGGAATGGCGGATCGAAGGAGGATACTATGTGACGCTTATGATATAATGGAGAGGAACCATGGGGACGATAGCGGGAGTGGCGAACGCCGTGAGGACGCTGGAGAAGAACTTCTGGCCGGAGGTTACGAACAGCTTGAGGGAGAGCGAGGGATTGATCCATGACTTGATCACTGATCAACTCATGTCCGGGTTAGACGAGAACAAGGAGCCTTTGAAGCCTACCTATCTGGATGACCCGTATTTCGTGGAGACCACGAAGACCCCAAAGGCGGCGAGGGCCAAGGCCAGATGGTACAAGGCGATGAAGGAAAGCATAACCCCGCCTAGGTCCTCTGACATACTCCATCTTCCGCCACGAGACCCTAACACCCCCAACCTTATCATACGAGGCGATTACCACGCCAGTATAACGCCGATCGTGCAAGGCGGCAAGGATGGTGGCAAGATAGTCACGAGATCCATCGGTTTCTATGCCGGTGACGACGCTTTAGAGAAGAAATACGGCCCCGGTCATCTGGGTTTGACCCCGGAGGCTAGGGCTTATTTGATTGAGGAGCGGGTTGTTCCCGCGTTGGATAAGTTATTCAAGAAATACGGGTTCAAATGATAAAGCCGTGCAATTGCGCCTCGCAGAACAAGGCGATGGCCACATACGAGAACATAAGGAGGCTGGCTATCAAGATGGCCGTTTCCGATAAACGCATTTACGTGCTTATCCGTAAAACGGATGGCACGTTTGCCTTCGAGCCTTTAGATGCCATGGTATCTAAAGGCGATATTGTTGAATATATCCATTATTTATAAATAGTATGGCGAATATATACACGACATGCGACGAGATACCCTTATGCAAGTTCATCGAGATGTACAAGGGAAATCTTAACGCCCTTATAAAAGGAGGGAGGACCAAGCCCACCGAAGGGGAGTTAAGGAAAGCGGCGATGGGGCTTATTGACGAGTATTCCGTTATAACCGGTAACAAGAATATCGCTATCGAGATAGAGGATCGGTCAAGGGCGGTGGATTGCAATATCAAGCTTATCCTGTTGGAGTCAGCAGATCATTTGATAGACGCTATGATGTACGCTGACGCTTCGGATATTCTTGGCAGGGTAGGTATCCGCATGCCGGAGGAGCCGGGAGAGCAAGATCTGATCGTCGCTAAAAAGAGAATCCAGTCCAAGATGTCACAAGTGAAATATAGCCTGAGCGTTCTGGATAGGAACAAGTCTAAGGTGGTAGACCCCAAGGATAAAGATTTCACCCGTGAGAGAATGATCGTGTCCACCTATTTCAAGATGCGTATCGATCCTGACACGTTCACCGCTGCCGAGTACGGGAATATGATAAGGATTATGTTTAACCAATTAGAGGACATGAGGAATTATGGCGGGAAACGAGACTAAGATCACTGATATAGTAGGGAAAAAGGCGTTTGATCAACTGGAGCGTCTGGATAGGAAATTAGCGGATACGCAGAATGTCTATATCGGGTTGGTAAAAGAGATAGGGAAAGGGTTGACGATAAATCCATCAAGCTTGTCAGAGTTGAACGCCAAGATCGAGGAGTACAAGAAAAATGTATCAGCGCTTAAAAGCACGATTGACACTCTCAATAAGACCAATGACCAGTACAAGAGAAAGATTGATGAGCTGATAGAGGTTAACAAGAGATATGCGGAAGCGGCTGGGAAAGTTCAAAATAGTTTAGATCAATCATCCTCTTCCGTAGCCAAGGAATCAAACGCTATCTCGGAGAACATGAAAGCCAAGCAACAAGAGGTTGTCATAAGTCAGGAATTGAAGGGACTCATTGACCAGACATTGGGATCTAGGGAGGAGAATATACGCAGGGTCGCTCAAGAAAGGACGATATTGGCCCAACTATCCAAGGAGAAAAGCCAATTGAATAAAATGGAGAAAAGCGGGGCTATCTCAACTAAAGATGCCGCGCAAAAGAGGCAGGATCTGGTAAGGTCAGAATTGCTTCATCGAGAATCCTTGAGAGAACTGTTGAACATTCTTACGAATGAGACGAAAATGATCAACTCGGCCAACGATAGTTATCAAGAGCAATCGTTGCAATTGGAGAGGCTGAGAAAGGCGTATCGGATGCTTTCCACGGAAGCCGCTAACAGCAAGTTAGGAGTAGAGTTGCAAAAGAATATAGCGGCTTTGGACACTCAGGTAAAATCTGTTGATAAAAGTCTGGGACAGCATCAGAGAAACGTGGGTAATTATGTCTCCACATGGGATGGAATGGGAAACGCAATCAATCAATTAACCCGTGAGTTTCCCGCATTCTCGGTATCTCTACAGACCGGCTTTCTCGCTATCTCTAACAATATCCCTATATTGGTAGACCAAATATCTCGGATAAGGAAGGAGAACGCCGCCTTACGGGAGGGGGGACTGAAAGGTGTTCCCGTGTGGAAGCAAATAGCTAAGTCCGCTTTGTCTTTGAATACCTTGTTGTCGGTTGGTATAACTCTACTTACCGTATATGGTAAGGATATCTTTGAGTGGGGTAAAAACTTATTGTCATCCTCTAGCTCGGCTAAGGCCGCTTCGGAAGCCCAGAGAGACTTGAATTCATCCACCGGGGATTATGCCAAGGCTTTAAAGAACTCGACATCATCATATGGGGAGAATCTTGTAACATTACGCAACTTACAAGCTGAATGGAATAATTTAGGAGGTAATCTCAATAAGCAGAAGCAATTTATCATCGACAATGCCTCTGAGTTTAAGAAATTAGATGTGTCAGTTACGGATATTAATGACGCTGAGAATCTGCTAGTAGATAATACGGAGGCTTTTATTAACGCCATGTCGTTAAGAGCGCAAGCCGCCGCCGGACAAAAATTGGCACAAGAAGAATACTCCAAGGCTTTACAGAAAACTATTGAGGCGGACAATAAGTTAAAGGAAGCAGAAGAGGCGGAAAAGAATAGAACCGTAAGTGAAGCTCTAAAGATAGGAGCTAGTATAGATGAGTTTTTTGGATTAAAGAGAGATTGGGATAAATTATCTGATCAATACGTTGAATCCCTCAGGGAGGAAGCGGGCGCTTCCCAGAAAGAGGCGGATGCCTTCAATGCGGCTGGGGACGTATATCTTGATTATGTCTCTAAACGGTTAAAGGGAGCGAAAGAGATAATGGATAATGCCGGGATAAGTGATTACTCTAACGAGGAGAAACTTAAACGACAGCAGGAACAAATAGAACGAGAGGCCAAGCGTAGGGGGAAATTAGAGATGGAGGCCGAACGGAATATTCAGGAGGCCCGTCTTAATGTGATGGATGAGGGATATAAGAAAGACCGTCTTCTCTTGGAACAATCTTTCCAGAAACGGATAGATGACGTAAAGACGAAAGGCGTAAGGGTTAATGAGCAAATCGAGGCTATTGAGGCTGAGAGAAGCAAGAAGTTGGCGGAATTCGACCGTAAGATCTCGGAGCAAAGGGCTAATGAGGAGGCTCAAAATCGTCTTGCGATTGCAGAAAAAGGTAGCATGGATGAGCTTAATGCCCGTCTAGTCATATTACAATTGCAAAGAGATAAGGAATTAAAAGAGGCTGATAAGACTGAACAGGATAAGTCTTTGATTGTCGATAAATACAATAAACAAAGGCAGGATCTCTATAGAGATTATTATAAAAACTTGATGTCAACGCAACAATCTCAAAATGAAATATTCCTTTCTCAAAGGCAGATAGAGATAAACGAAGAGCTTAACATCTTGGCTAAACAATATGAGCAAGGGATTATCAAGAAAAAAGAATATGAGAAACAGAAATCGGATTTGGAGCATCAGTATGCTATGGAGTCATTGAACAGCCAATTGCAGATATTGGAGTCAAATCTTTACTTATTTAGCGGGAATGAGCGACTTGAGAAAGAGAAAGAGATAGCTCGCCTCCGTGTTCAATTATCTAAAGAGACCAGCGATAAAATCATAGAGGATGCCAAACGAGAGGAAGAGGAGCGAAAAAAAGTAGAACAGGCTAAAAAGCGCTTGATACAAGAATCTATATCTGCTATCATATCAATCGGTAATTCATTATTTCAACGTCAAATAGATAATGTAGATGCTGAAATAGAGGCTAACCAAGATGAGTATGACGCTAAGGTTGAGACTATAGACGCTCTTGCCGAGAAGGATATAATAACGACAGAGGAGGCCGAGGCCCGCAAGCGTGCGGCGGAGGAAGAGACCAGCCGCAAGAACAAGGAACTGGAGAAGAAAAAAGCCGAGTTGCAGACTAGACAGGCGAAGTTCCAGAAGGCGATGGATATAGCCCAGACTATAGCTGCCACATCTCTAGCTGTCACTAAAGCTTTGCCTAATTTTGTCCTAGCGGCACTAGTCGGGGCGATGGGTGCCGTACAACTCGCCACGATCCTCGCCCAACCCATCCCCAAATATGCCCATGGTACCGACAATCACCCCGGCGGTCTGGCTATCGTTGGCGATGGAGGCCGTAGCGAGGCGGTATTGGTAGGAGATAAAGCGTACATTACCCCGGATAAGCCCACCTTGCTGTCATTGCCTGCGGGAGCCGAGGTCGTTCCGGATCTCAATGATCCGGCTTTCCTTAGCCGCTTCGTGGATAACATGTATTGGATCACCCACAACAAGAAAGGCGAGCCGGTTCAGATCGTCAATAATTTCGACGCTGAAGGGATAATAAGGGCTAATAATGAGATAAAAAAAGAGATAGGCAAGCTATCTAAAACCATATCCAAGGGCAGCAAGAGCATCGATTTCGAGAATTACAAGAGATCGAGGATGAATTGAGCGTAAAACTTGCTTTTCTTATTCTTTCTAGTTATATTTGCTGGACATACAAGAAGACAGTAGAGCCTAAGAGCCATACCCGATAGAGTCACGTCTATGGGGTGTGGCTCTTTTTGTTTTTACTGGTCAGCCTACCACAACAGGCTAGGAAGATTTTGGGCGACAGCGGTCGCTAACAGCCTCCTTGATACGATGTGTTGTGGCTCGTGTCGGGGAGGCTTTTTCATTAAGAGGTGCCAAAGTAATCAAAATAACAAAGTCGTTTTGATCTTGTGGCTAAAATTGCGGGAGAAAAAGATAATAATATAACAAGATAAATACGATTGTTCATGAAGACAAATCAAGAGATGATCAGAAAAATGGGTAATTTCAATGTTATCCAGCGGACAAAGGATGGCATGTTTAATGCCACTGATTTATTGAAGCAATGGAATAATCAATCGTGCAGCGAAAGAAAAATGGATAATTTTTTCGCTTCTCATAAAACCAATGAGTTCATTAATACAATAATTGAACGGGAAAAACTAAATACCCCAAAAATGGTGTATTTAAAAACTAGAGGCAAAAAAGGTGGTACATGGATGCATCCGATGCTGTTTATAGATTTTGCGATGTGGATTAATCCAGAATTTAAATACGATGTCATAAAATTCGTACATGATGAGATGATCCGTTACCGTAACGAAGCCGGTGATGCTTACAGGGAATTGTCCTCCGCTGTCATGAAGATCGTTCCGAATGATTTCATGCCAAAAGCCATGAGAAAAATAGGAGAGGCTTTAAACTGGATAATCTTCAACGGCCACGAGAGATTATTGAGAAACAAGCACGGTGACGAAAGCAAGCAACGTGAACTGTGGCAACTGGAGAAGAAGGTAGCCGATCTGATAAACGAGGGATTTATTACCTCATACGATCCGCTTATCAACTATCTACGGAAGCTTTATAATAAAAAGAATAATCCAGCGGTATTTAACCAAGCGGTATAGAAGATTTTAAACAACTAAAAATTAAAATATGGATTTGAACTATTTAGACTTATTGATTCATCTAGCGACGGAACTGAAAAAGGAAAAGATTAAACGTATTGAGGCTGAACGAAAGATTGAGTCTGACCTTCCCAAGGTTTTGTTTGCGGACGCTATATCCCGATCCCAACGCTCATGTTTGATCCCGGAGCTAGCAAAGATATTACAGCATAACGGTGTCAATATTGATGCGGAGCGTCTATTAGCGTGGATGCGAAAGAATAATTATCTGCATGAGGAAGAAGAATATTTCAATCAACCTACCCAAAAATCCATTGATCTGGGTTTATTCGAAGTAAAGAGCACTATTATAAATAAGATGAATGGAACCTTATTAGAGACGATTGTCATAAAAGTAACAGGCAAAGGCCAAGTTTACTTCGTGAACAAGTTTTTAGGTAATAAGGAGGCTTGTTAAAAACATAATAGACATGATTTGGTTTAGTTTTCATAAGCCCCCTCATGTCGTGAGACAGCAAGGGGGGATAAAAATATTAATGATCGTAAACGTCTCCGAAGTTTGTCTCAATGAAAAATATATAAAATATCTTTCCGTCCTGTTTTCCAACGAATGGCCTATTGTCTCCATTTGCCCTAAAAACGTCCAATTCCACTTCAGGTGTAATAAATTTAGGGAGCCTGTCTTTTGGCTTTATTTGGTCTCGTGTTATTTTCTCAATGCCAAATTCATGCCTTCCTGATACCCTTATCTCTTTCCATCCTAATTCCGATAACTTCTGTAATCTAATTAAAAAGTCATGAAAAAAAGAATGGTCTTTACATTTATCAATTGAAAAGTCTATTAAATATTTAAAAGAGAATAGTGGATGATCTATATTTGATAATGTTTCTATCTCTGATCTACTGATTTTATTATTATATATAGCGTCATTTATAAATTTTAAATCATCATCTTTTTTATTAGCCTTCTTTTTCGACTTTTTCTTTCCATTATTAGATTTCATTTTAAACGAGATTTAAAAAATGAAGTGAGCTTATCTTTTGAAATAACGTTTCCTTCTCCTTTTGGGGTAGATATCCAGGGGGATTCATTATGAGTCATATTCATCAAGCCTGTAGCGGAGTATTTACCATACACTTTATACACCTCATTGAATAATGCCTCTTCTTTTCTATCCTCAAAAGAGAACTTTATCTCATTATCCGGAATAATCCCATTTCTACCATTTCCTTTATAATGATTATAAACGGAAGGAACCACCGGACCATACATCCAAGCTTCTATTTCATCATCAAAAAGAGGTGTGCCAAAATATGCGAGATGAAAGCCTTGTTGATAATATAGCATTTTCTGAAGCTTCAAATTTGTCATCAATTCACCGTCACTTGCCCTATATGCTTTAACAAGAAGCTGGTTTGCAATGTCTATTACTTTGTATGCCATGACTTTTAAATTTAATTAGTACAAGATATATATATGATCGATAAATGACCATAAAAAAGAAGGTTTATTCAAATCATATAGGGATAAACATCAATTCTTCTATCAAGTAACTCTTTAGACGTAAGGGATCTGAACTTTACTTGGATATCCTTCTTTTCTGAAACTGCGGTCACAATTTTGCTATTAACATCTTTGGGCCGCATGTCCTTACTGTTTTTGACTGTGCCCATATTCATTCATCTTTGTTGTTTTCGACACAAAGATGAGATAAACTGGATAACAAACAAAATTTTTTTAGCTAAAAAAACTAACAAATATTAAATATGATGGTAAATCTTTGATTGTTAATAATGTATGGCTTTTTTATTAGGCTAATAGGTCTGTTTGAAAACACTGCTTAGCCAACAAATGTGGCAATCTCATAAAAATCCCCTCCAGAGCCTTTTGGATGGAGGGGATAGTAAGTTCTTTTACTTGTCTCTATCTATGTTATTTAATTATACCACCCATTGCTAAATATAATTGATACGTTTCTTTAATAGCATTAATTTGTTTTTGTGTTATTTTTTTTATTTCATAATAATTGCGGCCTATAATCTTAATTTCAGCTTCTTTTGAATAAGCTAATGCTTTTATTAAAGCAAACTTATTCTTAGTATTTATAGAATCATCGCTCCACTCCCAAATTTTACCGTCTCCATTATCTCGTTCAACTTGATTTGGAACAAACTCATAAGCATTACCATCTATGGAAAATTGATACTTTTGAACGAAAAGCCAATCATTTGCCAAATATTGAATAAAAAACCTAAAATTCAATACATTGTTATTTATGGACATAAAATAACAACCTATATCATTTTTGTTTATATATTTTTGATTATCTTTATGTTTTATCCAAGTTTTACCATTAGGATCAAATTTGTCTTTTTCAAAAATAAAATTAGGAGAAAGTTCCTTTATTTGTATAGAGTCTATAAGATTAATATTTGAAGATTCAGACTCAGAGTATATTCCTCTATTGTTATCTTTATCTGAAATTTTATTAATTGAGTTTTTAATGTCTAACAGTGTTTTGTCACTAATTATATTTTCTATTTTATTCCCATTTTTATCATATAAGGTAAAATTCATAGGGGTTGAGTATAGATTGTTTCCTATCTTTTCTTTCATTTTATTAGCAACTTCAATGCTAATACAAAACTTTTTATAAGCTTCAATAAAAGCGATAGAGTCATTTGCGGCTGAAAAAATTTCTTCTTTTTTTTCAATAGAATATTCACCATCGAAGCTTTTTTCTTTAACGGTTTCTACATATGTATATTTATCATTGCATGAACTCAAAAATAGAATACCAAATATCAAATAAAATGTTTTCATGTGTGTTTTTGTAATTAATAAATCAATGCAAAAGTAAATATTTATATTAATAAGTGAAATCTTAAAGAATTAAAATAATATGTTTGATAACATGTTTATGAAATTGAGTACTTCCTTGCTGACGCTGTATGTCTCATGCGTAACTTGAAGCATATATTAGATGACAAGGTAAGTATGTATCCTTTTTGATGGCGTGAAATCATCTTTTTTTTCCGAACAACTCGGAATGACTACCAATTCTAAGCAAGTCGATTATTTCTCCGTCAATCCAAATAAGAAGAAAATCTCCTTCTATATGGCATTCCATACAACCTTTATACTCACCTTTCAACATGTGAGGTTTGTATTCTTGTGGAATCGGATGGTCATTTATAAGCAGATTTGCGATATATTCAAAAGCTGCGATTTTTTTGGGGAATTTCTGAATACGTTTGAAATCTTTCTTAAACTGGCTTGTTGGGTGTAATTTCTTTTTCACTTCATTAATTCCTCCATCAAACTATCCACGCTGTCGAACGTTTCTTTATTCTTGGTCGTGCGTGCTTCCCTTATAGCCGCTATCGTTTCCTCGTTTGGCTCGGAGTATACAGCGTCCATCAAGGTGCTCTCTACAAAATTATTCAAACTCCTGTTCGCTTTCTTGGCTTGTTCCTGCAAGACTTGCAACAAGTCCTCACGTAAACGGAACGATGTTTGCTTTCTTATTACTGCTTCCATATTACTTATGTATTATATTGTATCGCAAAGGTAATGTATTGTATGCATAAAACAAACTTTCATGATTTTTATTTAGAGGATTGCAGGTTATATCATTCCATCTTAATCTTAACATCCACTTCAACAGGTATTGGTTTTTGACAATGGGGGCAAATGATCGTTTTGCTACTATTGATTTCATCAGAAAAGAAATCCCCGACTTTACACCCTATCACATTTGCTATCTTTTGAAGTGTTTCCACCGTTGGGTTTTTATTAATTGATTGAGATAAAGCACCTCGTGTTATAGGCTTACCGTTTTTGCTTTCCCATTCCGCAGCTATACGTTCGATAGTATAACCTTGAGCCTTAATAATTGATTTTATGTCCATCAGATGAATGTTTAGTTATTACTAACGGCAAAGATAAATATAAAAATGATATATGATTAGGAATAACTATTCGAAATATAGTTTTTGATATATTTTAATTAAACATTGGACTTGTGTTAAAGATTAGTTAAACCTAACGATCTACTTGTGTTTCGTTAGGTTTAACTATACATTTGCATCATCAAAATAAAACAACAGTACAATGGCAACACAGAAATACAACAAGAGCGAGATCATGAAAGACGCATGGAGATTATTCAGACTTTACCGAAAATTCTCTTGGTCTTTTGGCAAGTGCCTTTCTATAGCATGGGATAATGCCAAGATAGAGATAAAAAATAATGAGGCCAAGGCCAAGAGATTGGCAGAGGAAGAAGCTAGACGCATCGAGTATCGCAAGCATGTTGTCTTATCTCATGTCGGTATGGCTAGCCTTTACGGTAACAGGGTTTATTCGGGTGATTGATAACTATACATTAATAATATAAGGATATGGAAACGATAGAAGTATTGAAGAATGTGCAAAGGATTGCGTTGGAGTGTATGATCGGAAGGAAACCGGTACATATAAACGTAGGCGTAATGCCGGAGACGGGCGGTTTATGCGTCACCGTACAGGACAGATTTCACGAGGTGGTCTACATGGAGATATTCAATGACTGGATGCCGGATCACAAGGAATGGAATAAAAAGACCTACGATAGATTCATGAGCGTAATTAGCGACATGACTTGCGTAAGGCTTGCGGGATAACTCGAACGACGGGGAGAGGATCGGAAGTAGATGCCCCTCCGGTAATACGGCCGGAGGGTTTGGTGGAGTTATTTCAATGATAATTAAATGATTGCATGAAATAATAAGAAATAGGATGATTTTAGTATCTGATGGTATTATTGTTTATCTATCTGAAATACATTGATATAGAGTGTTAATAAAATACATTATTTAGAATGGTTCTAAATTAATGCGATTTTAGGTACCGTTATCTGTCCTTATCTATCGTTATCTATCCGTTTTGTTTTGTGCTTAAAATAAGGATGTTGTTTGATTATTTTTTAATTATAAACTTTGCGCATGGGAATACCAGAATTAAGCGGGAATAAGTTCTCCGCTATAGAGCAAAAGGAAGTCTTGGTCAAGTTGATGGACTTTGACGGGGACAAGGAATTATGGATTCACTCGGAACTTGGTGGCAACACTATGACATTCGGGATGAAGGAAGCAAGGCGGTTAAGGGATTTCTTCAACAGTCTCGATCTAAGGGACTAGAAGGATGGCCTTGTCGGGGTTCGATTCCCCGGCCGTTACAATCAGTCAAAGTAAAATCCCCGAAAGCGGAAGTGACTGAGCCGCTAACGGGGATATGGATAATCTTTAACGCAAAGTAAAGATATGGAAAATTTGAATAGTTTGTTGCCTATAAGTGAAAATAATGGCAAAAAAGCGGTTAACGCAAGAGCTTTACATGCTTTCTTAGGGAGTAAGCGTGATTTCTCAACATGGATTAAAGACAGAATTAAATCTTATGATTTTACGGAAGGTATTGATTATGTGTCATTCCCCGAAATTGTGGAGCGAGAAATAGGAGCTACCACCCGTATAGAGTATGCTCTAACTATAGGTATGGCCAAGGAACTGTCCATGGTTGAGGGAAATGAGAAAGGCAAGCAAGCCCGCAAGTATTTTATCGCCTGTGAGGAAAGCAGGAAAGAATTATCTCGGAAGGAGATCCAACAATACCCAGTGCCTCAATCCTACGGGGAAGCACTGATGTTAGCCGCACAGCAACAGATGCGAATAGAGGAGCAACAGAAGAGGCTAGAGCAAAAGAATGAGGAGATAACGGAGCTGAGAGCGGAGAACGTGGAACTACAGCATCAAAGCGAGTATGCCCGTTTTATCCTCCAGAGTAAGAAGACCGTTCTTGTCACCCAGATAGCGCAGGATTATGGAATGACAGCCATAAGATTCAACGCCTTGTTGCGTGATCTCCGCATACAACGAAAGGTCAACGGGCAATGGATATTGTACGGGGAGTATCTAGGTAAGGGCTATGTCCATAGTGCCACTCACAACTACACTCATTCCAACGGCAGCCCGGACGTGAGCCTTAATACCGAATGGACTCAGAAAGGACGCTTGTTCTTATATGAGGAGCTAAAACGAAACGGCATTCTTCCATTGATCGAGAGATCAGACAAAAACTAATTGATATACATATATTATTGAGGTACGATATAAAGGCGTACGGCCAATACTTTAACCATTTGTGACTTGAAAATAATTGTGAAATATTAAAAGATTGATTGAATATGAAAGAGAATGAGATTAAAAGCATCGTCGTGAAAGCCGACGGTAACGAGATCAAGGTTGATCATGCGCATGAGTTGGTAATAGGGAACTTGACCATAACCCCGGAAATGATGAGAGAGATAAAGAGTATGTCCACTTGCCTGTTCTCTAAGGATATGGACGATATGATAGATACGCTTATCAATTTGAGTTGCGAGGGTAATTACGAGGACGGGTATATCATGGACAAGATGAGGGCCGTGTCATGCGTGAGGGATTTTTTGCGGGTGATCGAGAAAGATAAGACGATTGATTAGTTGATATTATCTTAATAGTCATTATCTTTGTGACAGAGCCAAAGAGCCGTACCGGAGACGTATTTGTCCCCGGACGGCTCTTCTTATTTATATGCGTATGATAAAAGCGGTATTATTGATAGGGGGGAAGAGGTATGACGTGACCGATCACCTAAAGAACTGGGAGGACGTGGAGATATCGGCTAAGAGGAAGGATATTGGCGGTGTCGTTCGATCCTTCTCCAACAAGTTCGAGTTCGTGAAGGGGGCATACGACCTTCTTGAGGCCGAGTACCTATCCAATTATACGAAAGCCTCGGCCATATTGGTGATAGGCGTGTTGAACGATAGCTGGGGTTATAACGAGAAGTTTCGTTGTAAGCTCGATTTCTCCACGTACCAGAGCGACGGGTATACGATATCCATAAACGCCATTGACGATAGCGTAGCGTCCATCATCAACGCAAACAAGTCGCAGGTATACGATATCCCGGTGTCGGAGCTAAAGGAGGATACATTGTATTATGACAGGATCTATCTTAACAACAATACGAAATGGTCCATAAATCCAAATGTGGATCAAACGCAAGATGACGTATATGAGGTTATCATAAATACAAAAGACATATACACGCTATTGCCAATAACCTATATAGATACAAATTTTGCCGTAAAGAACATAATAGATGTGTCGGATCAAATATTGAGTATCCATGAGGCTACAGGCGACAATTATATGATAAAAGGAATTACGCCACATCCTATAAAAATAAGAATTTCCTTCAGCATCAAAGCCGGTAAGACAAGCGAGGAGATCGTATTGGCTTTGTTTTTTGTTATACTAAACAAGGGAGGGGATATTTTACGGGAAGAAAGGACCGACATACCATTATCGGATACATATATAAATATAGATAAGACATTTGACATATCATTAAATCCGGATGATAGATTTGCCGTTTATTTCAACTCGGCGGGAGGTCATAGCACTGATATTCATTTGACAATTAAGGATGTAAAAGACATATCCGTATCTTATATAGGTCGAAATAAGCCGGTGGAAATAGACACTTTCTCTCCTAAAAAACTATTATCCTCGTTATTATCAAGGATGGGCGTGTCATTGTCCGGCGATATCGTCTCCGGTTCCATGCCTATACCTTGGATGATGGCCGCTGAGAGCGTGAGAGGAATAAAGGATGCGAAGGTTCATACGTCCTTCTCCAAGTTCTGTGATTTCGCCAAGGCGTTGCTCGGGTATGATTACGAGATACTGGATAATAGCGTGCGTTTCCGACATATGAATGATTTCTTCGTCAATGAGACGAAAGAATTGGATCACGTGAGCAATATGGAGCTATCCGTGGATGAGTCGTTGATATACTCTGGGGTTGAAATAGGATTCGACAAGCAGGACTATGATGAGATAAACGGGCGTGACGAGTTTCACTTCAAGAGCAGTTTCAGCACGGGATTGGACATAAAGGACAACATATTGTCATTGATAAGCCCGTATAGGGCAGATTGCTACGGATTGGAGTTTCTCGCTAACGAGCGTGACGAGGAATCGAAGGATACGGATTCCGACAATGACATATTTATTGTCCACGCTAGGAAAGATGGGGATAGGTTAGTTCTGGTAAGAGAAGAGAATGGGGGAGCTATATATGCCGTTACGGGAGTATTGTTCTCCGACACTATCTTTAACGCCTCCTACTCGCCGAGAAATATGCTTCTTGTCAATAAGGAAAGGCTCGGGATATGCACGGATTACCTGTCTTTCACGGCCTCGGACGGAAACTCCTCGATATCGATAGGAGGAGTATCGGAGACCCTTCCTATACCCCTGCCGGTTAACGACCGGAGGATTAGGATTGATAAGGTGTCCTTGGAGACTCCGGGGTTATCCCCGTTCCCGGGTAATTACAGGGGCAAATTGTCGTTCTCGTACGCAGGGAGATCGTACGAGGGATGGGTTAGCGAGATAACGGAGAAGATAGGGAAATACCAAACGGCATCCTATTCGCTGATATTGTCTAAAATTACATGAATTTGTTTTGACAATTGATCCTTATCCCCTATATTTGTAGGACATAACAAAAAAGAAATTAGAGCCTAAGAGCCATACCCGGCGGGAGTCGTATCCTGTGGGGTATGGCTCTTTTGGCGTTTATAGGCGTATGATAAACGTGAGCAAGATATCACCATTGCTTTTTGACGTGGGCTATAACGGCATCGAGATGGAGCGTGAGTATATACAACGCTTCTCTAATGCCGAGAATATAACCGTGCAATGCGTAGTATCCCCTTCCACCACTTTGTCTATGAGGTTGTTCGACCTTTGCGCCAACGATAGCTTCGTCATATCCCCCATATCCTATGAGATCAACGACTCGAATAAGCTTCTGGAGTTTATCGTTCCAAGAGGGAATAGCCTTTATAGGGCTTCCATAATCGGGAGTGAGGGGCAGATAAGCAGTCTCCCCTTCCGGTTTTGCGATAACGGGGAATTGGAGGGGCTGACGGAGGTGTCCTATACCAACAGGGATAATATCACCTCGTTCGGGGCGGTATTTGAGGTTGGAAACAATCAAAGGACTTTCAAGCTATGGATAGAGGGAGGGTTCAAGTCGGATGGGCATTCCCTTAACGTTAGCAACGAGCAGTTCAGGACACAGGGGCAAGAGATCATAGAGCTTTACGCCGTACCGTATCAGGTGGACACGCTCACGATAGGGGATAACGAGGGGGTACCTTTCGAGATGGCCCGCTTGATCAATAACATATTCTGTCTGTCCGAGGTGAGGATAAACGGCGTTAGGTATGTCCGGAGCGAGTCCAGCGTACCCGAGAGGCAAGTGATAGCCGAGAGATACCCGTTGTTTGATTATACGTTTAACGTTGAGAGAGCGGAGAATATCTCCTTTAACGGGTTCACGGAACAGTCGGACGGATCTTGGGTCACGGGTTCCATAAGCGTGAACGTGGCAAACGCCAAGGACGGGCAGGTCCTGGTGTATGATGATTCCGTGGGGGCCTTTGTCAATCAATCAAACTTGGATTCGTTATGAGCAAAAAGAAATTGACCAAACATATATGGTACGGGTCGGATACGGTGATGTCCGAGGGTAAGCTGCAAGCGGCTCCTCCTCCCGTCGCTATAGATGACGGGACCAAAGAATGGCACCTCTCCGGATTGACGAGGGGCGAGTTGTTCGTGAATGATTACGCCGGAGACCCCGCCTTGTTCATCCTTGCCAGTGATAATAAGGTGCGAAGGATAGGAGGTCAAGGTTCCGGAAGCGGAGGTGAGGGGGGAGGCGGCGATTTCTCCTTGGCGCAAGGTCCGGGTATAGAGATAAAATCGGATATCAATAATATATATACGATTTCCCATAAGGATACCTCTTCGCAAGAGAGTATAAATAAGACGAATAAGAAAGGTATTGCGTCCGTATTGCTAGATGACTTCGGCCATGTCACGGGCTTGGATACCTGTGACATACTCGATCTTGAGGACTTGGATAAGAGGTATCTTCGCAAGGATATCAATGACGAGGCGGCGGGAGAGATCATCTTCGACAAGAAGATAGGCTCCTCCATCTTTCTTGACGGCATGGACGGCAAGGGCTGGGAGATCAAGGCCGACGGTTCCGGTATCATGGAGGCGTTGAAGGTGCGTTCCGACATATACGCTGGCAACAAGATCGGCTCCATATCGTTCGCCCCCGGCTTCACCGGCTGGGGCACGGAGATAGACATCCCCACGGCCACGGGAACCTTTGACAACATATTCGTTAGGAAGACCTTCACGGCCTACGAGATAGTGTATTCGCAGATATACGGGTTGGGCGGCAACCAGATCGTATCCGATATCAACAAGATAGGGAGGGTCGAGAGGCTGTCCGATCGTTGGAGATGCTACATGGACGACATGGACGGTCTCATGCTGATGAACCTCAGGGAAGGTGACGGAGTGAGGATACAGAGAAGGAACGGTATCACGTCCACTAAATATCTATTCGGTCGCTGTATCGGTATCTCATCCGACTATTTCGACGTGGCCTACCCGCTGATAGAGGGTACCGGCGAGCCAGAGGCGGGGGATTTCGCCATGCGTTGGGGTAACGACAGGGATACCACTAGGCAGGGCCTTATCTACCTGACATCGGCGGATCAAGGAGCGCCGTTCATTGCCGTATATGACGGTATCACGGGCGTTTCCACGCAAGACACGCTGAAGGCCCAGCTAGGCAACCTCTCCATGATCCGTACCAAGAACGGGACCCAACTGAAGGGTTACGGGGCTTACCTGAACGGGATCTATATAGAGAACTCGTCCATATACCTCGATAACGGCATGACCGTGGAACAACAGTTCTCAGTGATGAACGGGGAGCTGAGGAGCGAGATCGAGGGGTTAAAGAACGACATGTCTCTGGAATCCGGGAATATACTTGTCAATTCCACGTTCGGGAAGGACACGAGTTATTGGGTGGAGGCCAACGACATCCATCTCATCAACGTGAGCGGCAATCTCCTGTGGGTGGGCGGTTCTTTTTACTCGGACAAGAGGAAGGTTTCCGATATCTATAGGGATGGCAGCAGGAACGTGCTTCGCATCAAGGACACGTATATATTCCAGCGTAACGACGTGATGAAAGTTCCTGAGTTGGAAGAGAGCGAGGAGGGTCATACGTTCTCCTTCTCCTTGTTTTACAAGGTCATGAGACGAGGTGTTTTGACGGTGGGTTTCCAAGGGCAGGAGTTGTACGAGTCCTTGACGCTGGAGCCGTCCGACGAGTACGTGAAACTGTCCAAGGTCGGCAAATGGGACGGTACCGGGGATTTCCGGATCGGATTCACTGGCGAGATATTGATCTACGGCGTGTCGTTGTTCAATGACAGGCTGGCCGATGCCGTGATAAAGCTTGAGACGCGGATCTTGCAGACGGAGGAATATATAAAGTTACTGGCCACTAAGGATTACGTGGACTCGGAGACCGGCAAGATCTACGAGAAATATACCGGCGAGTTGTCGGTCATGGCCACGGAGATAGCCGCAAGGGTGACACATACCGAGTTCGATACGGAGACGGCGGCCATAAGGCGTGAGGTATCGTCCGCTCTTACCGTTCAGGATGGCAAGATAAGCGGGATATCCACGGATGTTAATAATATCCAGAATACGATAGATACGGCTGGGTGGATCAATACCACGCAAGGAAACGCGTTGTTCGCCGCCAAGAGCTTGGAGAATGGCGATAATATCATATCGTATATCAACCAGACGGCAACCACCACCACGATCAAGGCGGAGAGGATCGATCTTGTCGGGGCGGTGACGTTCAGCATGTTTAATACGGATCTTCAAAGCACTATTAACGGGAAAGCAAACTCGAGCGCTCTTGGGGATTTGGCTTATGAGGACTATATCACCAAAGGGATGATGAGTACGGCCTTGCAATCGGAACTAAACGGGAAGGTAAGCGAAGGCGCTTTAGGGACATTAGCCTACGCAAGTTCTATATCAAAGAATGACTTGGCTTATTCTTTATTGACCGAATTTAACGGTAAGGCAAACAGTTCTTCTTTAAAGGCTCTTGCTTATTTAGATAAGGTTGAGCAAGCCCAATTGGGAGCGACAATCATATCAGGAGGTCATATTATCACATCCCTGATTGACACGGACGCAATTTATGCGAATATGGCATCTATAGCTGGATTTACGATTGAAAAAAATCAGCTTTATGGAACAACGAATAATGAATATTACGGGAGTTATAAGATGTACATGGATTCAAGCAGATGTGAGATTGGAATATCTGATAGCAATGAGTCAACGTATAAACTGAGCGTAGGATATAATTATAGGACAACGAATGATGCGGGGACAGCGTCCTTGTTCATCAAAAAATCACTGGCGATAAGAACTATGGTCGAAGTCCCGAGAACCGCCATAAAAGTAGCGGTCACTAACGCAGACGATTCTAATATGGTAAAATTAGAATGTGAGTCTATCAGAAATGATAGTGGGTTCATGAATTTTTTGTATTGCGAGCATGGGATAAGAGAGATACAGCTTGGGACCAAGAAGTTCTCAAACGACTCGCCAGGAATATGGCGTACCGTTTTACGTATGGATCTTATGCCTTCGGTAACACAAGTAAACACTGAATCCACATCAGGGACTAGATATAATGTCAAATGGGATTCCGCTACGGGACTTTTATATATAGAATAATTATTAACAACTAAAATACAGTAAATCATGAAAGTAAATTTCAACAAACCCCTAAAGACCTTTAAGGGGGAAGACATGAAGGACGAGTTCGGAAAAGTTCAGATCATCAAGGATATCGTATGCGCTAGGCTTTACTCTTCCGGCGATGAGATGAACGAGGACGAGAAATATGAGTCCTACAAGCTAATGACAAGGATCAACGCCGCCGATGGCGATATGGACATTAGCGACAAGGAGTCCCTATTGATAAAGAAATGTTGTAACAAGACATTGACCGCCGGAGCTTTCGGTCAGATCTTTGAACTTTTAAACGTATGATACCATGGAGATAACGAGCGACACAAGGACGATAAACGGCTACTCGGAAGTAGCCGGTATCAAGATACAGTATTCCGCCTCGGTCAAGACCGATGAGCGGATAGACCGGATAACAGGCTCTTTTATCAGGGACGGGGTACGTGTGGGATCTCTGGTCTACGAGCGTAACGGGCAATTCTTCATGTCGGTGGACAAGCCCGGCGTGATAACGAGCAAGGAGGATGCGGTGGCCATCGCCACTCAATTCTTTAACGACACTTACGAGATGTTGAACAGTCAAGCGGTGGAGTAATATGGAAAGCATCATCCTATCATCGGGCACCGAGGTAACCCCCGAGGACATCCAGAAGATAGCGTCGGCGGTCAACGGCCTGTTGCTGACCACGTCAAAGGACCCGGGACAGTACGAGGAGGCCGATAGCCTGCAAGGTATATCGTCCTTGCCGGTGTTCAGGCAATCCGGATCGGCCTACGATCTCGTACGTGTGGCCATATCCTTGTTGAGGGGCGTTGACGGGAAACAGATCGTCTTGCAGGTCACCGCCGATTACATACAGTGGCGTTACGAGGACGGGATGTGGCAGAACCTCATACCGCTCGCCGACTTGAAGAGGCCGCCGATGTGCGTGAGAGGATGAACGCTATCGTGAGCGAGGTGAACGCCTTGAAGACCCAGTTCGAGAACGACGTGAGGCACGCCTTGGAGAGGGCGGATGCGGCAACCGAGAAAGCGAACACGGCGGCTGAGAACGCCAAGTCGGTGTCTGACCACCCGGGCTATATCGGCGATGACTTCCATGTCTACACGTGGGATTACGCTACCGGGACCTATATCAAGACGGACAGGATACTGAAACCGGAGGCGTTCACGATCTACAAGGTCTATAAGTCCGTCTCGGCTATGGAGGCGGACAAGTCTAACGTCCCGGAGGGGAAGTTCGTCATCATCAACACGGGCAGCGTGGAGGAGGAGGATACCGGCAAGCTGTATCTGAGGACATCGACGGGCTACGACTATATCGTGGACGTTTCCGGTATGAGAGGCTTCACCGGGAAGACCCCGCAATTCTCAATAGGCACCATAACGGCGGGCACGTATCCTTCCGTCTCGTTGTCCGACGGGGGCACGGACACATCCGGCAACCCCGTATACAGGATGAACTTCGTGTTGCAGAGAGGCCCTAGGGGATTCTCTCCCAAGATATCGATCGGCAAGGTGACGACCGGTCTCCCGGGAACGGTGGCCCAAGCCACGATAACCGAGAAGGGAGAGACCGAGGAAGGGGTACCATTGGCGGAATTAGATCTTACCATCCCGCAAGGACAGGACGGGGCGGTGGCCGGCGTATACAAGACAAGGGAGATCGACCATGTCCCGGGGGCTAACGACGTGACCTACGAGGAGGGCAGTGAGACCAAGAGCTACCCTATAGGCGGTGAGGTCTATCTAAGGGAGGCTCCCGGAGACGTTACGTTCTACAAGCTCCACGACATAGTGGAGGGTAAGGCCATATGGGAGGAGTCTTCCGGTGCCGCCTTGCCGGGGAACATTTACTTGACCGGGGCGAATTACTACAATGAATCAGTAACAATTATCGATAAAGGGATATTATCATGAGCAAGAGAGGAGCTTACATATACCAACAGATAGAGCAGTCCACCGCCGAGTGGACGGCTGACAGCACCATATACCCGCCGTCGCTATGGCTTTTCGAGCGATTAACCAACGGTAATTTAAATATGAAGTTCTCGGACGGTGTCCATACGTACGCCGATCTTCCGTTGATGATGCAAGACATCAAGGTGAGGATAAAGACTAACACGGACACGGAATACGTCTTGGAGATAACCTCCGCTGAGGGAACCATAACCACGCCTAACTTGCGTGACCATTACGACGATACGGATATCCGGAATCTGGTCACCGGTCTAAGGACAGACGTTAATAAGTTAAAGCCCGTTGTCACATCCACCCCGTCTAACGGACAGATAACCATAACGCCGGACAAGGCCCAAAACGAAGATCCGGACGTGTCGATAACGCTGGAGACCAAGGGGGACAAGGATAAGTCTCTGATGGCTGATGGCAAGTACCGCAAGCTGCCCGTGTACGGCAGGAACCTGTTGCTGGGATCAGGGAAGGAGGTGAGTAATTCGAATTACAATATCGCTGATTATTGGCTAACTGAACCGATATCTAAAGGAACACAAGTAACATTGACTATTTTTGGAGAATTGGGTGATGATAAGGAAATGTTCACTATATATAACTCTACTGGTGCAGTAGGTTCTATGGCTCAGTTCAGTAAGGCTGACTTTGTGAATGGGAAGGCCAGTAAGACTTTTAAATGGATTACTAATATCGGAGATGCAGTAGCTGATAATACACATATGGTTGTATTTAGTTCTCCTAAAACTGGCACATCAACTTCCACCATCCATAAGATTAAACTTGAATATGGTGACATTTCGACCGAGTGGTCTCCAGCTTGGGAAGATATACCAGATCTAGAAGAAAGATATGCATACGGTGTTGAATGGGATACTGCATCATCTAGTCCTGATGGGGTTAGAGTAGGTAATATGCAATTGCATAGGGAGTTGCCGGTGCAGAGTAAGATGAGAAGGTGTCTTTTGGATAGAGATGGTGGAGTTAAAGAATATTTGGATAATGAGCTTTCATGGGGTGGAAGCTATTTGGATTATGCCGTTATGACAGAGATACCTGAACATTGGTATAAATTGTATTTTAATGGCACTAAATTTAGGAAGATGTTGTCCGAAATTCCATTACCTGGGTATAAACATGTAGATAAGTTCTATATCTCAACATATGAAGCCAGAATGTATAGAACCGATAATTTATTATGTTCGGCGGCTGGATCTAGTAAATTAAGTGATCCTAATTCAACTAATTTTAGAGGTGGCGACAATACCGCTGAATGGGATGATACCTACCGTTCCCTACTCGGCCGCCCCGTCACCAACCTCACCCGAGACCAATTCCGACAAGCCGCGAGGAAAAGAGGCAGCGGATGGGAAATGTATACCTATAACGCCCACAAGATCCTGTTCTGGCTATTCGCCGTCGAGTACGCCACGCTGGACAGCCAGAAGCCTTTCAACGCCCAGAAGGACGCTAACGGTTTCGCCCAAGGTGGCTTAGGTCCGGGACCGACGCAAATGACGGATTGGACTAACTTCAACAACATCAACCCCCTTATCCCATGCGGCTATACCAACGAGTTCGGGAACGGCTCGGGAGAGAAGGCATATGTGGTGAAGAACGCTTCCGGTGGTACTCACGCCACGTTGATGGCTAACAGGTATCGTGGTATAGAGAATCCGTTCGCCCATATATGGAAATATACTGACGGGGCCAATATACAGGTCACCACGGGCGATGCGGGATTATCCATATTATGGACTACCGATGACCCGTCGAATTTCAGCGACACCTCTTACACCGGCTATGACAAGAAGGGCAATATCTGCCGTACAAACGGTTATGCCAAGAAGATGTTGCTTGGGGAAGATGGCGATATAGTGTCCACGGAGGTCGGCGGTAGCTCCTCTACCTACTGGTGCGACTACTACTACACCTATACATCGGCTAACCGCATGCAGGTGGTGCTGGTTGGCGGTAACGCGGACAGCGGGTCGCATGCGGGCCTCGCTAGCGTGGCTACGAATCATGCGCCTTCCGTTGCGGCTCGTTACATCGGTTCGCGCCTTTGCTTTTTCCCCGAATATCGTAAAACGTCGGCGTAGCCGCACGTATCACGTCGGGAATTTTTTGTATAACGTTTAATGAGGATAAAAATGGAAGAAGAAAAGAATAAAGATGACGGCAGCTTGTCGTTCTTGAATATCCCAAGGGATAAGAACTCAAGGCATTTTAATAGTCCGGAGATCACCCAACAGAAGTTGACGAATCTCACGTTCTGGGTAATTGATTACATGGATGGCGTGTCCACCAAGTTCGGGAAAGACAGGGCGCTTGTCATGATCAAGGAGAATCTAGAGGATAAGGATAGTGATGCCAAGAAATTCTTTACGAACTCCCAAGAGATCAAGTACGTTCTTGGTAAGATAAAGGAGATGGACAAGTTCCCTAGGAAAGTGACGATGCGAGCCTCCGGGAACAGGTATTATCTCGAATGACGGAATGAGGGTCGATCATCCCTAGGTGGTGCTGGTTGGCGGTAACGCGGACAACAGGTCGAATGCAGGCCTCGCTAACGTGAATACGAATAATGCGCCTTCCGATGCGAATCGTAACATCGGTTCACGCCTATACTTTTAGAGAGGGGAAAAGATATTTAGATAACAAACAGGGATGGTGGCCTCGCCTCTTGGCGAAAAAAGTCTCCCCATATAAAGGGTGTTGGTAGGGAAACCGAAGACTCCCTATGATAAAAAGCAAATTAATGACAATAAAATGAAGAGAATAGGGAATTTATTTGATAAGATAGCGAATATGGACAACTTGATACTTGCGGACATGAAAGCCCGAAGGGGAAAGAAGGATTCATACGGCATAAGGTTGTTCGACAAGGACAAAGAGGGTAATCTAAGCCGTTTACTAAAGTCTCTGCTGGATGGCACGTTCAAGACTTCCAAGTACCGGACTGATACCATCTATGAGCCAAAAGAAAGGATCATCTTCAAGCTCCCTTATTATCCGGACAGGATATTGCATCATGCCATAATGAACGTCATGGAACCTATATGGGTTTCCGTGTTCACGGCTGATACGACATCATGTATCAAGGGAAGAGGAATAACGGAGGCGTATAAGAGGACAAGACGGGCTTTGTCCGATCGTGAATCCGTCTATTGCCTCAAGGTTGATATCCGCAAATTCTATCCGTCAATAGACCATGAGGTGTTGAAAGGCATCGCTCGGAAGAAGATCAAGGACGATCGCTTGCTTATGTTGTTGGATGAGATCATTGATTCCGCTCCCGGCGTTCCGATCGGGAATTATCTTAGCCAATATCTTGCGAATCTTTATCTCGCCTATCTGGATCACGAGATAAAGGAGATTATAGATATAAGGCATTATATCAGATACGCGGATGACATGACTTTTTTCCATCATGATAAGTGTTTCTTGAGAAACGTATTACTTCCGTGGCTTATCGATAGATTGGCTGTGTTGAAGTTGGAGCTGAAAGGGAATTACCAGATATTTAAGATCGCTGAGAGAAGATCGGATAAAAGCGGCCGTGGTATAGATTTCGTGGGGTTCGTTTTCTATAAGGAGCATATACGGATAAGGAAGAGGACTAAGCAAAATCTATGTCGTGCGGCGGCTAGATTGAATAAAGTCCCGAATATATCCTTAACGGAATACAAGGCAGGTCTAGCCGGTTGGCTGGGCTGGATATATGATAGCGATAGCAAGCATTTAGCTAAGAAAATTTTAAAACCAGAGTTTTATGAAGCGATCATGGAGCGACACAATGCCGCCTAAAATAGAGCGGGACGGTGACGGTTCCTACCTGTACCGGTGGGACGTTAGAGAGGAGACAAGGGAGATGGGTGACGATATGGCCCCCGTGATCTCCTATAGTTACAACGAGGTCAGGATATGGGCCACGTTAACTGCCAACAAGATATTGGAGGCCTGTATCAACGCCCTATGGGACAAGGACGTGGAGCAAAAGAAGCTGAACGACTACAACGCCGCCCAGCTAGGCATATTGGACTTGTCATACGTGGAGTCTTATAAGACGTTCCTTAACGAGAGGAAGGCGTTGAAAGACCGTGTGGATAGCGATTTCGCCGAGTGGGAGGCGGCGAGAGAGGAGGAGAGCATAGTGGTTTTATAACTAAATAAAAAAAAGGATCGGAAGAATGGAATTTTTTAAAATGATTTGCAGTATGAGGGAGCTACTGACTGTAGTCGTGTTTGAGATGTTCATCGTTATGGTGGCGATGGGGTGGGATTTCGCCTCGGGTTATTACAAGGCTAAATTGAGGGGCGAGGAGCGTAATTCGTATGGCATGCGTAGGACGGTCAGTAAGTTCATACTTTACGCTGGTAGCGTATGTATAGCGTGCGGGATAGACTCGGTTTGCTACGTGTGCCGGTTCTGGGAATTTATCCATCTGCCTTTCTTGACCAATGTCCCGGTCGTATCCTCGATAGTGACCGTATTTATCTTGATAACGGAGGTTCGGTCTATCTGGGAGAAGGCTGACGCCAAACAAAGGAGGCAGGCGAGTAAGACAGCCGACATGATCGGTAAGGTTGTAACGCAAAAGGTTTTGGAGGACGCTTTGACAAACGCTTTATCCAATGCCATGAATAAAAAGAAGAAAGGAGAGTAAAATATGGGGAAAAATAATTTACCTCGTGGGTATCGGAACAACAACCCGGGAAACATCCGGATCAACGGAGACTTGTTCCAAGGTGAGATACGTCCGAGCAAGGACAAGTCGTTCAAACAGTTTGAGACGATGGCGTATGGCTACCGTGCCATATTCCGGATCTTGCGTAACTACTATAACAACTATAATTTGGACACGATCCGCAAGATGATCGGTCGTTGGGCTCCTGAAAACGAGAACGACACGGAGGCTTACGTAAAGGCCGTATCCGGTTACGCCGGCATCCCGGCTGATGATCCTATCAACATCAATGATCGCGAGCAGATGATCCGAATTGTGTCTGGTATGAGCAAGGTGGAGAATGGGAGAGAGGCAGATATGTCGGATGTTATTGCGGGGTGGAATCTGCTATGAAAATATGGTTCGTCATATTATTATGCCTTCTCTGTGCCTGTGGAACTTCCAAGAAATCCACGGATACGGAGAGGCATGCCACTACAAGTGTCAGTCTATCGGATAGTATCTTTAAAAAAGACAGCCTTTCGGCCATAGAGCGGATATTATCTAACGAGAGATTGAGCGCCCGGATCTTGGTCGTGGAGTGGTCTTCTCCAGACAGCGTGGGGAACATATATCCTGTCAAGACATCCGATATAACCATAGGAAAGGAGCGAGAGGAATCAGGCGAGAAGATCGTTTCGTCCGGATCTGATATGACAGAGGTGAGGACGAATAATGAGACGGTAGTTACCGATGAGAGAGAAACGATAAACGTGGATAAGGGAACGAGGCTCATTCATCTTAGGGTATGGTGGTATCTGTTGGTAGGAGGGATGATTGCGGCCATGTTATGGTGGATCATTAATAAGAGAGGGTGATTTAATATTGATACATAGTGTTATCCAATGACTCCGAGAGGACGAGTTGGCGGGGAGATAAAGAAAAAAGAATCTTCCCTAAATAATCGGATCGGAAGTTTGATTATTTTTCATGCCACGCACGACGGGAAGATTCTTATAAGTCTTTCTGCCGTGCATTTTTTTGCCCGGCTTTGATAGTAAAACAAACCACGAAATAAAAAGTTTATGAATAAGGTGGAAATTTTTTACAAAAAAGTGATAGAGGCGGTATGCAAGGAGTGCGGGACCGATCCGATAATGATGTTTAGTAACAACAAAGAACGCAATGTTGACGCTAGGGGAGTGGCTATAACCATACTGGCCGATCGCAAGTTAAGCGACAATATCATATCCGATCTGACGGGAATGACGAGGCAGGCGGTCAACAGGATGCGTAACTTGTACCCGGACAGGATCAAGAGGAGTTACTATCTGAGGAGGACGGTGGAGAGCGTTAAAGATAGCATAAATGAATAGTTATGATTATATTATAACTTTTTCAAAGTTCAAATGTTATACTAATGATAGAAAAAAAGTTACCGAAAATATTGTAGGTGATAGAAAAATAGTTATCTTTGTGCGTTCATTCATCCAAGATGATGATTTTATTAACCAAAAGGATTAGCACATGGTAAGAAAGATCAAGGCTGTTATTGCCTTATTGGAAGCGAATGGATGGGCGCACATAAGAACTAGAGGAGATCACAGGATATTCAGGAAAGACGGAGAACCCCGTTCTATTCCTATTCCGGGGAGTCCTAGTGACGATCTAGCAATCGGTACGCTAAAATCAATATTAAAACAAGCCGGGCTAAGCGAGTCTGACTTTGATAAAATTTGATTACATCCAATGGATAGCAGGACATATAGCCAGTCCTGCTTTCATTTTGGATGAGTGATAAATTAGCAAACATGAACCTAAAAAATATCAATATGAAAACGTTGACTGTTATAATCGAGAGAACCGATAATAATTACTCGGCATATCTGCAAGAAGTGGATGGTATCGTGGCAACAGGTAAAAGCGTGGAAGAAATTAAAAAATGTATAATTGATTCTATTAACGTACTAATAGATGAATGTAATGAGTTTGGCGATGCTATTCCAGAGGCACTTAAAGGTGAGTATTGTTTGGCGTTTAAAATGGATGTTAAATCTCTTTTGGATTTCTACTCAAAGATATTCACAAAAGCTGGATTAGAACGTATTACGGGCATAAACCAAAAGCAATTATGGCATTATGCGTCAGGTTTACGTAACCCACGCCCAGAGCAAACCGTTAAATTGGAGAATGCCCTTCATAAACTAGGAGAGGAATTATTGGCTATAAATCTATAATTAACCGCTATCCTTATGCTTCCTATGGCCCCCAAAAATCTGGGGGCTTTTTTTGTGTCATCCCCTTCCGCAAAGAACTAGCAACAACCTCGCAACAAGCTAGCAAGGAGATATTTATTTAGCAAGGCACTTCTCTGGATTTTTGTGGTGTCCGGGATAACCCGGATATGACCATAAAATTCATGATATATGGAAGCAGAGAAAATCATTAAAGAGAAAGAGATCGTCCATGATGACGAGCACAAGGACTACGCTAGCAAGGGCGTGGGTAACGCCGGCTTGACATTGGGCATCATTGGCACTGCTCTTGGAGCTTGGGCCGTGTCACGTAACCGTGGCGGTTTGTTCGGTGGTGGCTGGGGAGCCGGTATGCCGGAGAACGTAAACATCAACACGACCACAGGAGGCGGTGGTGGTTCCGGGGTAGGCGCTCCGACTGCGTTTATGGCTTGGGAAAAGGGTTGTGAGGAGGCTATCGCCTTGACTAACTCATTGTGGGGACTTCACGTATCAAGCATGCAGGCCGATTACGACCATCGTAATACGGATGTAGCCGAGAAATTCCAGCTTTACCAATCACAGGTAAACGGCGATTTCGGAAACTACAAGGCTATCCGTGATCTTAACGACTATCAAACCGACAAGCTTAACAATGCGGCGTTTGGCCTGTACAAGAGTCAACGTGACGGTTTTGACGTGTTGAACGCCCGTATCAGCCATTTGGAGAAAGAGGTAGCCGTAGGTGCCGCTATCCGTCCTTACCAAGATCGTCTGATCCAGTGCGAGATCGACAAGGCGTTCACGGCTTCTGTCAACTACACGAGACAGCTTGATTGTCGTAACATCAAGGGAGAGTTGGTATTGCCTAACACCCCTGTCGTTACCGGTTATGGGAGTTACCGTAGCTGCTGTGGGTTTCCCCAGACAAGCGCCCCCGCTGAGACAGCTTGATGATCCAAAGTCCAAGCCCAAGGCGAAGGCTAAGGTAAGCAAGAGAAAGAAAAGTTAGTGGTAGCCCCTCGGGGCTTACCACTTTCCTGTTACCAACCACTAACAAAAGATATTATGGCATTAAATAACGTATTCATAGGAGGCGGCGATCCGTTGCTAGGACAATCCACCGGAAATATAAGCTCGGATATGGAGGCTTATGAGCGTCAGTTGCAAGAGACCCTCAATCAGATACAAGTCCAGAAGCAGCGGGTGTTAAACCCTCAGAATAACCCCAAAAGAAGCCAATCTCCCTTATGGGATGAGATGGACAAGGTCGTTAATGATATGACGGACATGGAGATCGAGGCGTTAAACAACGACCCGGAATACCAGAAGGCACAAAACGCTCTGATGGGCATACTTAACCGGGAATACATGAGAATCATGCGCCCGATCGTGGAAGAGTCCAAGGACGGGAAGGAGATACTGGACAGCCTTATGACAATCACCAAGAGAGTCAAGAAATCGGCCTCGGAGGAAGCGAACAAGAATATAGCGCTCTTTAATGAGTATACGTCTAAATACGCCGATATGCCCTACGCCGAGTTCCTGAAGCTGAAGAATAGCGGTAAGAAGAAACAACCTAATTAATCGGGATCATGGAACTTAAACAGCAAGCTTTGGAATTAAAGAGCCGGTTGGTGAACTCGGTTGAGATATGGGCGGAGGAAAGGGTTGATTCTTTCGTCTCCGGAAACACGGCATTCAAGCCCCTTGGCAAGTATCTTAAAAGAGGTGTCCACAACATCCTCGTGCAAAAGGACAAGGAGATCACCGATAAGGTGGAGGGTTTCATGATGTTCGTCGCTGACGAGAACGGCAATTACGATAAGGAAGAGCTATTCGATGACGCTATGAACGTATTCAAGAGCATGAAGCCGTATAAGTTCGAGCAAGGATTCTTGAAGGGTACGATCGGGGAAGGCTCCATCTTGATAGAGCTCCCAGATAACGGCCTCATGAATTTTATCCTTGGTGATACTAACGCTATCCGTATAACGGAAGCGGATTTTCTGGAACTGAAATCAATATTCACAGAATAAAATAAATGACAGGGTATGAGATACAAGGAATTGATGAAGGACTATCATTCGAAAGGGATGGTATCCGAGAAAAAGATGTGGGAGGCCATATGCGAGCTGGACGAGGCTATGGAGTGTCTAAAAGAGAAAGATCCCGACACGTATGACGAGGCCATACGTGATATACATGAGGTTTTTTGCGGTCCTCATTATAATGAGCATTTCGCTAAGATGGACGTGGCGGCAATGCACCATAAAGGCAAGTCGGGGGAGGATAAGGGTGAGCACTGGAACATCCAGCAAGTAACCGCTGTCGCTAAAGGCATGAGCGTACCGGGCAACGCTAATATTTGGGATGTTTACGTTGCGCTAAATTCAGCGTGGCACGACAAGGAAGTAAAGTTCACGGAATGGTTCGGTCCGGATGCCGAGAAAAAGATCATCGAGGACGCTGTCAATTTCTACTTCATGGATGATGACGCTCCTGAAGGCAAGGTCTGGATTTACATGTGCGCCATGGATGACTAAGACACGATCACATAACAAGAAAAGAAACGATTCTGTAAGACGGGAAATAGACCGCCTTATAGAATCGTTGTCGTTCGAGCCTGTCAACTTCTACGAGGTTATGGCCAGAATTAGGCACTTGATGTGCCTGTTATGATATCTCTGAAATTAGGCAACTGCAAATAGAACGAGAATCTGCTTAACGGTCTCCATCGTTCAAGCAATGATTGGTTGCACTCATTCCATCCATCTTTTCCGAAGCGGATATCCAAGGCATTAGTTATCTTACGCACGATAGACTGGATGTATGGTACATTTGCCCTGTTCCCAATGGAAGGGGTATAAATACATATTTTATATATTCCTCCATTATTACAATCCCAGCTTCCCCTATAAAAAGTGATATGGGCTTTGTCTAGTATTGCCTCGTCTGACAGGCTTATAAACCCGTTATAACTTCCGATCAACATCGCTTCAAATACTTTTAACCCAGTGGACGAGCGAAGAAGCTTTTTTAATTCTCGCTCGTCCCGGACAATTTGGCTTATTCCCATGAATATATCATTTAATCTATGTCGGCCTTTTATTTTTTTTGATTGACTCATTAAGTATCTTGATCGCCAATAGCGGATCTTTATCCGTTAAAGTGTTCCATACTTTTATTTCGGGTTTCACCCTAGAATAATGATGTAGCACTATATTGTTGGCTTTGTCGACTCTTCCGGTTCCATATATCCATAACATCCCGGGATATAACTGGAAGTTTTTCATTATCTTCTTTGCTTGTCTTAATCTCATGATTTCAATTTATTTATTATTTAATGATTATATAGTCCCCGCAATCTTCAATATACTTTATTCCGGCACTATCAAGAGTATTCTCTATGTCCACTTGGCACAGGCAAGATTCCGGTATGATATTGTCATACCCTTCCGCTGGGATCATTTTCGTGATTTGCGAGAAATGATCCTCTAGTTGTTTAGGGGATTGTATTTCTACATCCCCGTCGTAAATAAGTACGCACATAACTGTCATCCAAATATGTAATATTTTCCGGCCTCATAAACCATTTTTGTAGAAGGATCATCCAGATCGCCATCCTCCAAATCACTTTTTGGAATACACTCATCCCATAAGATGTTATAGAACATATCTTCTGATTTTTTTTCTAATGCGCATTGCTTGCGTAAACAAAAATCCTCTCCCCAAATGGCGACATCTTGCTGTTGCTCTTCCTGTGTCATACTGGAGATCTTATCACTTAATTCTTTCCAATTCTAAATTTGAATCGAATATTTCCTTTTTTGCAATAATTTGAGTTATGTTCGACTGCAATAAATCTCCAAATACCCATTCATTATCAAAACACTTCCCTCTGAATTTAATCTCTCTCATTTTGTACTCATTTCTTTAAAATATCCTTACAAGCTCTACTATCGCATATTGTCGGTTTTTGATGGAAGGCGCACCAAGACTCTCCGTTTGTGTCTTCATCCTCGATAAGTCGGCAATCGCCGCATTTATCTGTTAGGAATTTCTTATTCAAGTGCCCTTCTCTGATAAGCCATTCGATAGCGTCAACCATATTGTCCATCAGATTCTCTTTGTCGAAGGATTTTGCGCAATTGTAAGTATTATCACCTTCCCCGTCCTCGATCCAGTCCGATGCGTACATTAACTCAACGAAATTTCCGGATAGGTAATAAACCATCCCGTCAATATCATCTTGATATGATTTAGGCATCATATCTATCAGCTTGGATAGAGACCAAGTGGGTAATACCGTATCTTGATACGCTTTACTTTTAATCCTGCTATATTCAAATGCGACCAGACGTTCGAACTCGTCAAGATACATGTCCGCCGTCTCCGGTCTCATCCCGGCCTCTAATAGCCGGGATGATTGTTCTTTATTCGTGCAAATTTGATTCATATCATCTAAAACTAGGCATTAATATTACATTTATCCCATTCTCGAACCTAAACAGGTTAGGTCCAGATGAAGGGTTCGAAACAAGAACACAAGAGGTGATATCAATAAGCTTCATGAGATTTATCATTTTAAGCACACGCCCGGATTTAAAAGGATTCCCGTGTATGTCAATGTCATATTGGGGATCTTTTATCATTTCCCCGGTCTCGCATAAATGACCCTCTCCACGACATACGGGGCATTCCTCCTCTTCTGTATAGATTATATCATCAAAACAAAACTCATAATCAACCATCCCGGTACCTGCGCAAGCCTCGCACTTATACGTTTCATTTATCATCGGAACGTCATCGTACAATTCCTTCAACCAAGACAATTCTATGATCTCATGGCATTCTTTCCTTATATTCAACACAGATGATACATCTGGCTTGTCTTGATACGGATACCTAAGACCTATCAAGGATATAGGTATTGTTATAAGCGTGATAGCGTCAGTGGCACAGACCATGTCCCCTTGCTTGAACGCTTGGTTTAATGCTGGTCTATACTTGTCGTTACCGACAAATAAATTGAGGATTTTTGTTTCATTTTTCATATTTACCCCTCCTGAATAATTACACATTCTATCTCTTCGTCCCATGTGACATCCACCGGATCGTACTCATACTCTCCATCGGACGTGCGTATCATTACCTCCGCTTCCGGATCTTGCTCTTGGAGAAGAGCTATTAGTTCTTTATTTCTCATGATTCACCTCCTTCCTTCAATTTAGCTATGAGCGCATCGGCAAAAGCTACGGCATATTCTGCTTGTGTTTTAAAAGCGCCTTCATAGACTTCTCTGCTTGAATTACTAAGAAACGCTGCCATCATTTCTTTTGCAATCTCATATCTGCGTTGTTCCCAATCAACGGCTTTATTCTCCGTCTTATCTATAACTTCTAGATCCTCTAGAGCGTTGAGTTCCTGTATGAGATCAAGCCCCTCGGAATCCACATAGCGCACCCAATCCTTTTCAGGACAGGCTTCGGAAGATTTGAAGGCGATAACATCAACGATCTCCCCAGTCTTTCTTATTCTCGCTTTCATGTCAAAACAATGTTTTCTCTAAATCATAATTAATCCAAATCACCTCCTGTACCTCACTGCTCCGGATGTTATTCTTCTTGACCGGGAACTTTATCATGTTCCAATCCCCGTACAACTCCCGCATTAACGGACAGTCATAACTACTTATCATTGCCTTGCCTTTGATCGAATGCAAACGATCGGAAAGCTCACGATGCTTATCGTCAGAGAACTCGTACTTGTAATCATTCGAAGAGGCCCGGCACTCAAGCGGATAGGGTGGGTCGGCGTAGAAGAAAGCGTTTGGGAAATCAAGCCGATCAATGCAATCCTTATAGTTCAGATTGGTGATCTGGAAATTGCCCCTGATCACCTCTGCGACCTCATGCAGTTTCTCTATCGCATTGTTCCATCGGGATACGGTCTCACCACCTCTAGCGTTAACATGGCTCTTGGCGCAATGCCATCCCTTGTTTTTTCGTTGCGCTCCCAGCCCGAAGAATGATTGCCGGATACGGACGTAAAACCTCCTTGCACGCTCTATCTTATCCCCGGAAGGTTCCCATGAGTTATTATACTCCAGTTCAGAGCATGGGGTTAACAGCAATAACCTTGTCAACTCCGGCTCATGATCCCTTAATACCTCGAAGAAGTTGGTTATATCCCCGTTTATCTCGTTTGCTGTCTTAATGATCCTTCCCGGATAATTGAGAGAAACGGCCATGCTTCCGGCGAACAGATCGACCAGATGGGTGAAATCTCTTGGAAAGTTGGCGTACAAATACTCTAACCAAGTGAATTTACCTCCAAAGTAATTGAAGGCTATAAGTTTATTTCTGTTTCCGCTCATGATTATTTGATCTTGATTACTCTCATCATAGATGAATGATTAAACCTTATTTGTTTTAGCAAAAACTACGCTCTCATGATCCGGCCTCAGATGGGCCATGCAAGCCTTGCTGTACTCGCAAAATCTCGCATCCTCGTCCCGGAAGACGCATCCCCTGCACGGGATATTGTTCTGCCCGTTGTAGTACGGGCTGTATTTTTCCACGACAATTTTCATGTCTCCTACCAACACGATCAAACCGGTAGGGGTGTTTCTCAATCTCTCTGTTATTTCCATGATCTGTTTTTAAAATGGCATGTCCTTGTCACAACTCCCGTAATCGTAGAACTTGGTCATGCCGTCATTATGCTTAAATTTTACTAATCCAGTGGCCCCATCTCTATTCTTGGCCACGATCAACTCTCCGTAATTGCGTTCTACGTTGCCGTTCTTGTCCTTGACCTCGATCTTGTAATACTCCGGCCTATGAATGAACATTACGATATCAGCGTCTTGCTCGATAGCCCCGGATTCCCTAAGATCGGATAGGAGGGGTTTCTTGTCCGGTCTGGCCTCGTTTCCCCTGTTCAATTGGGATAAGAGCAAGAAGGGAACCTTTAACTCCTTCGCCGTGATCTTGGCGGTTCTGGACATCTTCGCTACCTCACGTTCACGGCTTCCTTCCCGTTCACCGCTCTCCGCCAATTGGAGATAGTCGGCCATGATTATCCCGCACTTGCCTTGTTTCTTCAGTATTTTACATCGTGACCGGATATAGTCCATCGTCACGCACGGGTTGTCATCGACGTAGATCGGAAGTCTCCAAAGCTCATTCACTGCCGTCTCTACCTTGTTGATCTCCTCGTTTGTCATATACCCGGACTTGAACCGTTCCGGATCTACGTCGCACTCGGAGAGGATCAGCCTGTTAGCCAAGCTTATGTCTGACATCTCAAGCGAGAATATCGCAACCGGGATCTTGGATCTAGCCGCTGATTTGGCCAAGTGAAGCATCACGGCGGTATTGTGGGTGACTATGTAGTCGTCCGTTATATACAAGGCCTTCTCATGCGATACCGATATGCACTGGCATTCAACCCTGCGGTTGGTCGGTGTCACGGACATCACGGTCAAAGGTTTGTTCCTCCGGTCTGGCCTCACTCTGTTGAATTTCCTTGGGAGCGTGAAGCATTCCCTAGGATTGTCCGCTACGATCACGAGCCTGAAACTGTTCCTTTTCCGCTCGCCATAAAGGAATGAGCGTCTTTCTCTCAAGGAACATTTATATCCTAAAGACCAGCAAAGTGTTTGTACGCCTCTCGCCAATTTAGCGCTCGTGGTGTTGTAGCATATAGCCCCATTCTTGTCTATATCCCCGTCTGTATCGAGAAGACCGTTCAACAGCTCAACCCTTTGATCCCTGCATGCGTCAATGTACATGTCCGGGATGAACTTCTCGTAGGAATGGACATTCAACAATCCTAGGCTCTTTAGCTCTGACAGGTATTTATTGACCTTCCTGTTCTCCTTGTTGGTCACTAGGAAGCGATCATCCGACACGATAACATCGTAGTCGACCATACCTTGGATCTTATCAGCGATGAACTTGTCCGGCTTGCACCAGCTAACCCCCTTGCTCAAGACTCCATCTCCTAGCAAGACTCCCATGAGATATGGGTGGATCACGAAATCTTTCTTTTCTCCGAATATCCCGGAGAAACGAGGAATGCTTATTCTGCCGGAATATCTTTCCTTGCTTATCAAGTCCATAAGCTCTAGGGTAGATACGACCCTTTCGGCCTTGGCGTTGAACTTGGAAGATATTACGCTCCACAAGTGGCTGCCACAGCATTCGATCTTGCGACCGTCCGAGAACTCGACCATGTATGTCTTGACATGTCCTTGCGGGAATATGCCGGTCACACGTGATTCAGCCCCGTCTACGGAGCAAACTTGGTCGCCTATCGCAAGATCCTTGTTCAGTTTCCATCCAGAAGGTGTCAATACCTTGGCATCCATCCTTAGAGCCTTTCCCATGGAGGGCCTAGCGGCTATTATCACCAAGTTTCCCGGTTGCCAGCCGTTAGTGATCTTATTCAGGTCGTGAAGCCCAGTGTCTACACCAGACCGGATGTTTTTCCTAGCCATCTCCACACGCTTGTATAAACCGTCCATGGAGCCTTTAAGAGCCTTGGATATATGCTCGCCATTGGACTTCCCGATAAGCTCCTCCATGAGGCTCTCTGATCCGTTTATGGCCTTGTGCAGTACGTCACCTATATCCTCGTTGGAATAGATAGCGTTCTCAAGTTCATTGGCTATCACCAGCCCTTTCCTCTGTATGGATCGCTCCTTGACTATCATTGCGTGGTCCAGTATATGGGCCGATGACCCAATCTTGGAGGTAAGGGAGGCTATGTAGATCGGCCCCCCTATACTCTCGAGATCTCCGGATGACAACATCGCTTGGGTGACCGTCATCATGTCTATGGGCTTTCTCTCCTTGTATAGCCCGGATATGGCCTTGAATACCGATTGGTTCCTCTTGTCGTAGAAATCGGCCTCAGATAGTTCCGAGACGATTTTCTCGAAAGCGTCGCTCTCTATGAGGCAAGCCCCTAGTATTATCTGCTCTATCTCCTTGGCTTGGGGAGGTAGTTTCCCGTCAATCTGGGACGATGTAAACCTGTCTCGATCCATTCTGTTGCTTGTCTTCATTCTCGTTTATATTTTCAAACTCACTCTCCCATCTTCGCTGGTTTATCCAAGTTGTCAAGTGCGGATATTCGGGCACCCAATTGCCGGAATTCTTTTTCTCGTTATGCCATTCTATCTCTTTGCTTATGGCTAAAGGCAATAAGTCTATGACCTCGGCATAATCCTTATGCTTTTTGACAAAATTGTTGAATTCAACGTCAAGACCTTTTTTAGTGCCCGGATATGATTTTCGGAAAGCCTCGAATTTTTCTTTTATATATTTTCTTTTTTTATCATTATCAATATCATTATCATATAGGGTTATCTTCGGTAATGTTGGGTTATCTTCGGTTATCTTCGGTAATGTTGGGTTGTCTTCTTTACCCTTTGAGTAATAGGGGTTTGACTTGCCTTTCTTGAAATTTGGATTACCTCCTTTTTTACCGGATTCCCTATTGTTGGATACTCTCTCATCATATTTTTTTTGATTGAAATCGATTTCTCTTTTAATGAAGGAGAATGCCATTTTAGCCTGCGGTCTCAGCTCCGATAGTGTCCCCGATACGGCATACCTAATAACCGCCTCGTACACTTCAAGTCTGATCTCCGAAGGATAATCCACTAACACCTCGTACCAATCAGCATTAAAAAGAAATGTTTTTTTAGATGTGTCCATGTCAATATATTATTCCTCTATTATATAATTCCTTCCTATATTGCTCCAACGCCTGAAGGCATCGTTCCTTGTCCATGTATCCCATTGGCATTATTCCGGCCAACCTTGCGTTGCATCGGTCTATGCCATATTTGAGATCCTTGTTTGACATTTTCTTTATATCCATGATTACTTAAATTTAAAGTGTACGATATACTCCCCGGCCTAGACCGGGGCTTTTAAAATCTTAATACGTGAGTAGGGTAGGGCTATTTGATAGTCCTCTTGATCTCGTCCATCAACCTCTCTGTTATCCTCTTGTCGTGCCACTCGTGCCATTCGGTGAATAGCCCCTTGGCGGCGATGAAGAAGAAGCACGAGTTCTTTAGCTCCGTCTCTTGCGAGGACGTGATGCGAGACCATCTGAGCTGTTCTTTCACGTGCTCCAATTCCTTGGAAAGCTGGTCGTTCTCCTTGGATAGGCGGTTGATCTTGATAGTTTGTTGACGTGCTGTTGGAGTACTCATAGCGTACCTCCTTCCAGCCCGGCTAAAATGAATGCGGACATCAATAAGATTAGTACCTTGACATAGCCGATAACGTCGTTCTTGTTATCGCACTCGAGCAAGCCGAATGACATGAAGGTTAATAGCTTGGCGATGGATCGCCATGATAGGAAGCTCGTTTCGTGAGCGGACGTGGTTGTGCAATTACTGTTGTTCGTTACACTCGCAGATTTCATAGGACTTGGCATGTTAATGAAATTTGAGTATATAAAAAAGGCTATCGCCCCACGAACCGCCAAGTCCAAGTTAAAACACAAGTGTCGTAACCCATGTGGATTGATAGCCTTTATATCTTTGTAGATATAACACGCCATGTCTAGCCATAAAAATAGCTACGACAAAATTGTATTTCTAATACTTGAACTGGCGGGTCCACTGCAAAGATACAACTCAAATTCAAAATGCCAAATGATTTGCTTTAAAAATATAGGACACGCATCCTAGTGATGTGCTATAGTGGTGTCGGTTGAGATGGATTGATAACCTCATTGTCTCGTTTTTGCTCTTTCCATTCCCTGAACTCTTTTAACTCAAGCAAAGAGTGGAAACCTCCTAGAACGAATGAATATACCATTGGGAGTTCTTGTATCGTATATCCTCCAGCTTTGCTTAAAAGAGACATCCTCAGTTTGATGTCTCTTTTTTCTCTTAGATAGTTTAAGATTTCTATTATCATGATTTAATCATATTGATTGCTCTTTTTAAACACCAAACAAATTGAAGTTTTTTTAGAACCACGGGATATATCCCGGTGGCGTGTTGTCCTTGTCCTTGAATCTTTTTAGATGCTCTTCCACGTTCAAACCCTCCCTTACGAGGATGATCGTGTTCTTGTCAACCCTTACGGGTATTCTCTTGAATTTAGGCTCCGGGAGTATATCCCCGTTTGCCTTCGTGTTCGCTTTGATCGTTCTCATATAAGTTATCGTTTATAGTTGTCACAATACCGGAAGGAGTTCGCTACCCTTCCGGTGTTCAGTATCTCGCACCATACGGCCAGACCCTTGTGAGGCTTGCCGTGCACGCAATCGGCGCATCTGATACGCTCGGGTTGCTTGTTAGGTTTCTTAGCCATTCAAGTAGTTTTTTATAAGTGTAATGAAATCGTCCAGCGATCGGCATATCTCATATCTGTACCCTTGAGCCTCTACCGCCTTCTGGAATGCCTTCTGGCTGTCCTGTTGCCGGCCTTTTCTTGTCTTCATTTCCACGTACAGACCGTGATGGACGTTATTCGGGACTGACAGGAACAGATCGGCGACCCCTGCCAAAGCCCCTTCCGCTTTTAATATAGCCCCGGTTACCGTGTCCCTCCGTCCTCCGTTCGGGACGCTAAAGAAGCATCCTGCGTATCTCGGATATTGGAGACGGAAGTATCTGACGCAGGCTTGCTGGGTCTGTGATTCGATATTCCTCATTTGTACTTATCGTCTATCAAGATTAATACAATAAAAATTATCGCTAGGATAGCGAGTATGAACGTTATCACCCCGAAGGCGAATAACAGGCTTTGAAAAATGTCACTCATAATCGTAATTGTCAAAATCATCCGGATCGTAATCCGGAATGTCGTTACCGAAATCCATGATTGTTATTTGTTGTTGGTGGACGGTGCCGGGATCGAACCGGCCTCTTTACGTCATGCGCACTCCGTAACGTTTTATCCCGGAATACTTACCGCCCGAAATCCCCGCGTATCCTCACGGACGGCGGGGATAAAAACTAAATCTAATACCATGAAAAACACACTCTAATATTAATATCCTTAGTTCTGAATCTTTATTAAATCGGGTATCGCTCCATAAATGGGGGTACGACCATCCCATTTGTCGATAAACTGCTTATAAAGAATTTCTTTAGTCAATCCTCTCGAGGTGATTAACGCTTGTTCCGTTTTCAATTGCTCCAACTCGTTGCGTTTCCGTTGCTCCGCTATCTGCTGGTCTAAAACCGAAATATTGGTGTTAACTTCATTCCGACTATCGATCTTCTCTCGTACTGCCTTAGAAAATTCTAATTGTGCTGAGAATGTGAGTAATTGAAGGCCTCTTTTCTCGAATTCCTTATCTACGATCTGCTCAAGGCGCTTCTCAAAAAGAAGCGAACCTCCATCTGCCATTAAGCTATCGGTCTTATGTTTACGGCTTTCCTCCTTGATCAGGTCATAGATGCGAGGTTCTAGTATGTTATCCTCCAATGATTGCATAAAACCGTCTTTTCCTGATTCCGTATCGGCCTTGTCTATGTGCTTGTTATCGAAAACAACGTCTATTGCCCTGTTTTTGATAACCTTGTAGGAGTAAGTGGGGCGTGCGTTAAACTCCGTATTGTCTGCGGCTTTTAACGTGACAGGGCTTCCGAATTCGCCTCGTTGGTCGAATAGCGGGACTTGAAATAATTCCGTGCCCCATTCCCAAGTTGAAACCCTGCCCGATACGACCTTGAAATCATCCTTTCCTTGTTTCCCGTAATTTTCCATCAATACCCCAGCGTAATTAGGTGCTACACGTTCACAAGAGGATAAAAATACCATAGCGATTATCGCTATAGTAAAAAACTTAAAACTTGTCCTTTTCATTCTTGATAAAATTAAATAGTTTGTAAATTATAAATAATGAACTAGTTAACATAATGACTATTCCTAGCCATGCGTCAACATGGTTAAAAACTCTGTTCCCTACCGGAATAAAGGCTATGGCCAATATCAATACCCAATGTTTGTTGATAAAATTTCTCATATTTGTTGGTTTAGTGCCTCATTGTATAAAGGCATGATTAATCCGATACTGCTTACGTCTTCTACCATGCTGTCAAAAATGATGGCATCGTTAACGCCCTTGAAAGTAGCCGTGCATCGATCGCATTCATATAAAGCTTTCCTCATTATGTCGAATAAGCCCATGTTAAAGGATATTTGAGGAAGCGGAACGCTGGGTTTTGCCTGATAATTTTGTATCACTTTCTCTGCGTCTGGATATTTTAAGTTCTCATCCGCGAAATAGAAGAACGCCTTGTCATTCTTCTTATGGCACTCTATTCCGTCATCAGAGATAAGGATGTCATCATATTTCAACATGTCCTTAAAAAATAGACTATGCAGTAATTTGCCGTCTAACGCCTGTATCATGGCTTCGTCAAGGTTTGAGCATTCGGATATCCTGTTTTTAACGATAATATGTCCGTCACTGGCGTAGGCCCAATCTCCCTTGAAATATACGCATTCCATAGCGGGACGGTTATCGTCCTTTGCGCAAGCCAAAAACATTTGTACGTTCTTGTCAAAGTTGTAAGAACCTTCTTTTCTCTTTCCCATATCATTAATATTTAATATTATATTTTCTTCTTTCGTATTGTGGGACATACCCTTTGCAAGGAGTATTCCCGTCAAGTAAGGCCGATTCCGGCCTCACAGTTTCCCCTTCTTTTTTAGACGGGTCTGTCCAATGCCTCTGCCGTTGATGGCAAAGGCAATGTCTTTTAGAACATGCCTCATTGAGGCAGAATATCAGTTCTTTCATCTTGGATTATTTTCTCGAGTTTCTTTAGATCCTTTTTGGCTAATCTTACGGTATCAGCTATCCTTGGTCTTCCCTTGGAATCCACGTGTTCTAGGATAACTGATAGATGGCGGGACAGTGTTTTAATGAAAGACTCGGATAGCTGGTACCTTTTAACCATGGCCGTTATTTTTTATAAAAACCTTGGAACCTCACGATACCTAGATACTCGGGAGATTTCATTAGTCCGTCCCCCATGCCGCCCAACGTCTCGGCTCCCGGCTCGTCAAGGACAACCTTGGAGTCAATCTCCTTAGGTACACGGAAGCATATCTGTACGGGGAAATTCACCTTAGCGTCTCCCGTGATCACGTTAACCGACGCTCTTTGCGTAGCCGCCATGATCCGGAACCCAAGCGATCGTCCCTTTTGTAACAACATCTTCAGATTCTCCTCCAATGACTTCTCACGGCCAACCGTACGTAGTTCCATTTTAGGCTCGAGGAACCCAAAGGCGTTCTTTCGCTGGCCAACCTCGACCATTTCCTTTATGTCAAGTTCCGTTCCCGACCGGGAGGACGCTACCGCGTCGGCGAACTCATCGAACACCACCAGCGTTTTCCATGATGCCCTCGATTTAGCCCTTTCTTGCATATCCTGTACGAGCTCTTTCATCTTGGCCTCTATTTCTTCTATATCATTATAGACCTTTATGTATTTCTCGGAGGAATAATTACAGAACTCGTATTTCGGATCGAAAATTACGATGTCCCGGATACCGGCTAAGCGGGCGTATTCTATCGTGGATATGATACACACGGATTTACCGCTACCGGTAGCTCCGCAGATCAAGGCGTGAGGCGTGGAGTTGTTATCGAGATCCCACACCACGAGCCTTCCGAAGTTATCCGTTCCTATGGGAATCCTCATGCCGTCGATATACTTCTTGTCCCAGTACAAGGACTTGGTTCTTTTCTTCGGTGATTCTATGGATAGGTAGGATTTTCCCTCATACACCATAAGCTCGTTACCCATCCTTATGGATGGCACGTCCAGCGCGTTCGCTATGTCTAGCTTGTATTTCATCACTGTCGTGATCTTTGTCCCAGCGGATACCTCTAGCAGATACGTGTCTGACGAGTATCCGTTAATCTCCTTGGCCACGTTCACGATCACCCCGAATGTCCGTAGGATATGCTCTATTTTCTCGCTGTTTGTCATATTACTATTGGATAAATCATATTGAATGAATGAGGAAGCGTTTCTCTTGAACTCGGATATTACCTTGGGGTTTACCGATCCAAGGGAAGCGTCCCGTATTTTTTTCTGTCTCTTCGATATCAATTCCTTCTTTGACTCGGGCACGTTGAAATCATCGACCTCAGCTATCAGTGTCTTGGCCCAGAAATTATAAAGCTCGGCCCTGTCCACGAAGTTGTCGCTATCGTTGATCATATACACGTAATCCGGATCGGACACGGCCTCTATCATCCTTTTTAGCGGCTCGTACAATATGGCCTCGTAAAGCTTCCTCGTGTCGTTGTCGAGATTGATCACGAATTTCTTCAACTGGGAGGAGCCGTCCTTGTTTTTCGAGATCTTGTTCTCCACGAACCATACCTCGTCAACATTCTCCCCGAAGCGGGACTCATAGCACTTGACGTAGGTCATTGCCTGTTTCCCGCAGGTAAACGTTAGCTCCTCGTCATCGGTGAACTTGGCCCTTGACTTATGGTCTATGATGACCGTCCGACCGCTTTCCGTCCTTATCGCCAAGTCTAGCCTAGCGTGGCAGGGCAGGGGGATGTCCACCCCGTTTATCGTTACCCATTCCTCGCACCTTGATTCCACGGCGATTATCTCCTTGATACCGGAAAGATAGATATCCTTCTCCCCGTAGAAGTTATTGATAAGCCTCGTGGCGTTCTTGGTGGCCTCGATCTTGCATTCCTCTACGGTAGGTGTCGTTTTCTGTATCTTCCAATCATTCGGGTGTACCTCCTCTATGTGTGAGAACGCTACCCTCTCCATTTCCGTGATCGGTATTATCTGCCCCTTGCGCTGTAGCTCCATGAAGAAATACTCCAAGGCCGAATGATAGGCGTTACCCGCTACCGTGCTGGAGGATGATCTGGATCTTTCCCGGTAAATCTCCCGTTTCTCGAACTCCTTCTCGTTCCGGGAGAAAGAGGCTACCTTGCTGTAACTCCAAGAGTCAATAAGGTAGTTTGATAAATGCTCCTCCAGCTCGGCGTTGGTATAGGATGAGTACTTGTTCATGGCATGTCCTCTTTGTTTTTGCCCTTAGACTGTCTCATCGCCTCCTTTTTTTGATCGACATCTTTCTTTGTCTCACGAATTGGAAGGATTAGATCGTTTACCGTGGTATCCCCGTCCTTTAACGCTTGTATGATCCCGATCAGCATGGCGATCTCGTCGGGGCCTATCTGATTGCTGGTCTGTTTGCCGCATAGCTTAATGACCTCCTCTTCCGTTATGGCGTATTCGTTCTTGAACTTGTTGATGATATTAGTTCTCGTTTTTAATATCTTGTCAGCGTCGGATAGATCCCCCGTGATGAATTTTTGGGCGGCTTGATAGACCCTGTCCACTATGGCCTTGGGGATAACGGCGAATACGGAATTGCGATAAGCTATGGAGTTGGCGGCGTTTCCCGTTACGGTAATCATGTCGTCTGAGTAACGTTTCCCCTTGCTATCCACTATGCTCCTGCGAACCTCGAACGCGGACGCTACGTTTGTCTCCAGATCCCAGCATGTACCCCTGCTGATGATCTGCTTGTCCGTTATCTGGATAACCTTGGCCTCAGTCCTGATATTACCCCAATTGGATACGATTATCTTGGCGAGGTGTACGGATGGCCCAGTAATAGGTTTCCCTCCTCTTGGCAAGGCATAACTGCATGACCTTGCCGTGTCTTGATTCATCGTGGCCATTACCACGGAATTATCAATACTCCTTCTGATATCCCTAGGATATCTTTTCGCGGTCGCAACTTGTGAGTCCACGTTTGCTCTCTCAACCGCATCTACCTGTAAAATTTGTACTTCATGGCTTTCTGCTGGAAGTACCTCGTAACTTCTTGATTCCATGATTATTTATTTTGAATGATTTTCTTTACCAATATAAAGTGCTGGTTTCCCAATCTCGTTGATACCGATCGTCCTCGGATTCTGTTTCCTCCTCCCCGTCGTACTCCGGTTCGCCGTCGGGGTCTTTGATGTAGATGTCTCTCATGCGATCCTCCGATAAGCAATGCCTTGGGGCTATTGCATTTCTTTAAATACCCCTCCATCTAATTTGTAATATGTATCCGCCTTTATCTTCTCCCTGTCAACAAATTCCGTTTTTACGCAAACGGGGATATATCTTTGCTTTTTATCCGAATAAGACCATTCGGATAGTGTTATCCATGATCCTTTTGAGGCTTTTGCTACTGAGTTAATACCTGCGCACATGATAACACTGTCTTCTCCTGTGCTGTCTATCTTGGCATAGTTGCCGGACGAACCAATCTGGGCACCGTTGCCGGACGAATTATCCTTTATGCTTGTTTTCATTTTTTTAGGTGATGTGATCTCTTTTAGCCATTCGACTCCAAGATTGATCATGTCAGCCAATTTTAACTCTGCTTTTATTTTTATTTTCGAGGAGCAAATCTTTGTCCCTCTATCCTCCTTGGATATATTTCCGTCTTGCTCTACTTCGCAAAACCTAGAGTCTATCATAGTATAGTGATCAAAAACATCAAACGGGCTTTCGCAAGCGTGAAACCCTCTGCTACACACCTTGATCTCTCCATCCATCTCATATTCCTTGCCTATTTTATATTGAAAATCCCGGCATTTTAAATTTTTGTCAAATCCCTTGTAAGATTTTATAGCAGCCATTTTATTTATCGTTTATTAGTTCTACAATGTCTTTTCTTATCTCTATCAATTCTTCTTTGCTAAGTGTCTTTAATTCGTCTAGGATATCGTCCTTCCTCGATCGATTCGGTCTTGATGGGGCTTGTACCACATATAACACCCCGAAATCATTTTTCTGACTCATAAGTCATTATAACTATTTGGCGTACCACAATAAAGATTGATATGATCGCTAGGATCAAGAGGTGAATATTGAGAGGTTTTTCGTACCACTCAAATATTGACACTATTGATATCAGCCCTAATATGGTAGCTGCGATCATCCTTAGCGAGAAGATGATAATGCTCTTTATGGCCCGGAATATCTTCCAGAACCATGCTTGGTTTCTCTTTATCATATGTTGTTGATTTAAATATCTTGATGTGAAAAGGCCTCATATCCTCACGGACGGAGACCTGCGTTGCAAAAATTGTGACTTTGATTTTCTGATTGAATAAGCCCCCCCTAGGGGTGAAACGTGCTCCCTGCCGGACTTGAACCGGCGACCCTAAAGGCTCTGGCCATCTGAGCTAAGGGAGCGTTTGCCGGGGAATCCCACCCCGGCACAGTTTAAGTAAAAACTAATATTCCTTCCTGCCTCACGGCGGTATATTAAGGTCTTGGTTGTGAAGTGTATAATAATTAGCAATGTGATTTAAGCGTGGTAGCCGGGGGAACTCGACCCCCTGTAACCCTAGATAAATAATATAACAAGATAACCAATCTAACATTGGACGCACGCCTTGATCGTGCGGCTAAACGAATAATATTAAAACTGATCATGGTTCGCTACCTACCCTAAGTAATTCTTAGGGTGGAATCCTTCTTTCTTTCATTGTGATCAAACTTGGTTATTAATAGGTCTATCGGTGTTTGTTCCCGGCAAGGGTATCGCTCTCTCGCCGGGATTGCTTAATTTTACGGTGCTAAACATAAAATAAATCGTTTTTCAATTCTTTCAGCCGCTTATTGGAAATATCATAATAGGCCTTGTCTATTTCAAAACCGATAAAATTGCGCTTCAACTCTTCGCATGCTATTATCGTAGTTCCGCTGCCTAAAAAAGTATCAAGGACCGTATCCCCCTCACTGGAACTATTCAGTATCATTTTACGTACAAGCTCTAAAGGTTTCTGCGAGTTATGCAGCTTTTCTTTAGAGGTGAAGTTTATAGGTCTTATCCTCCAAACATCACGTTCGCTAGCGCTAAACTTTCGCCTTGCATTACCCTTGGAGGCGTATATGATAAACTCATGCGAAAAACGATAGTGCGATCCAGCTTTAATCCACTCATAGTCCCAAACAATCAAATTTCTAATGACAAAGTATTCTTGCATGATAGGATAGAGAAATGGATATGTGCGCCAATCTGTATTTATGTAGATATCAGACTCATCTTTTAAGACTCTTTTTAATTCTTTGAAATATGCGTCAAAAAAAGGCCTTATGAGATTATTGTCACTCCAGCTTCCTTTTTTCCCGTTGCTTGTTGTTCCAATACAATATGGCGGATCTGTGACTACCAAATCTACGATGCCATCAGGAATGCGTCTCATTCCTTCCAAGCAGTCCTCATTGTATATTTTATTTAATTCGATTTCTTCCATATTCTTTTGTTTTAAATATTAGCTCCCCTACAACCTCCAACGGTTTCGAACCCGAATCATAGACGGGTAGGGGAGTGTATCTTATGCGTTAGATAGACAGTTTGACACCGATACGGAAATATCCGTACTTCACTGACACGACGTAATATCTAACTTTGTATATACATTATTAAATATGTAGACTCCAACATCGGAACCGATCAAACTACATCGGGAGCGGGGATCATCATCCCTTCCGGTATCTTCGCCTATCATAACCTTACCCGCCATACCTATATCTCTTGCGTATATCCTCTTATGGGGATAAGGATTTTATTCACTAAGTCAAAGATCTCTTTTTGGTCACCGGGGTGGGATTCGAACCCACGGGGTATTTCTACTCCTCTTTAGGAGAGAGGGACGCTTCCTGCTACGTGCTACCCGGCGTTATCCACCTATTTTAAGGTGGCGTATTTGATGCAATCCCAAGCGTTACAAAACCATTTCCCGTTCTGAGATTTTGTTGGTTTTTCGCATCTGATAAGTCCCTTCCCTACCAAATCGTAGAGCCTTCCACGTCCTCCTACTATGGAGGCTGCCGTCCTTTGCCCAAAGGTCTTATCGTTAAGGACTATTTTTAATGCTTCCTCGTTTATCATTACTTTTCCCGTTTTACCTTTATACCTTTTTCTAAGCCTTTTGTCGAAGTCACGAATGTGTATCCTTCTTTATTTAGTCTACATACAATAGACTTGACACTCAATATATTATTATCGATTTTTACTGTGTCTCCAATACCGAGATCTCTCAGTATTGATGTTAAGCTTCTAACTTTTACTGTCTTTATTGCTGTTTTATTCATTTGTTTTATTATTTTTGCAGTAAACAATGTTCATCTATTTTGTTTACTGCAAAGGTAAACAAAAATGTGAACACAACAAGTTTGTTTTAAACAATAATGTTTACATAAGTATAGTTTAACTATATGAGGCTTGTATTGTTAAAATATATGTAGCGAAAGATGCTGTTTTTATCTCTTGATACCATATTTATTACGTAATGATTATTTATGTTGTCATATGGTATTAATATATTGTTATTGAATTTATTGGCTTTAGCTTGTGTCGTTGAAGGATTGCGGGATATTGTTGAGTCATGCCAGAATAATCATTACTACATCATTTATAGTGGATGTATGTAAACAAATATATGAATATGGAAGCTAACGGAGATAGGATTTTAAAAGTTATCACACATTTTTGTGAGTCAAATGCGGATTTTGCCGATAAGGTAGGAGTAAGTAGGCAGGTCGTTGGAAATTGGATAAATAGGGATAATGGTAAAAAGGTATTGGATAAAATACTGACAACCTTTCCCTCGGTTAACCCTGGATGGCTTTTTACGGGAGAGGGTGATATGCTAAAATCTTCTCCTGTGGTTGTCGAAGCTGTGTCTGCGTCTGCTGATAAAAAAGGAGATTTCTTAATTGAGAATAATAATGGCGTTAAATTCTATGACTTAGGAAATGGTCGATATCGTATGACTGTCAGCAAGGTGCCGTTTTGCGCTTATGGCAGGTTTGCTAACGAAAGCGATCGTCTTGATCCGGATAAGGAGGATTGGGAGACCGAGTCTTTCGAATGGGATCGGATTGTCCATGGGAGATATTTAGCTTTTGAGGTTAAAGGGGACAGCATGGACAACGGGACGAGAGAGAGTTTTGAGGAAGGCGATGTCGTCCTTGTTAGGGAGCTGGATAGATCGCATTGGAGAGATGGGCTGCGATATAAGGATCATCCTTATTGGGTTGTCGTGTTTGGGACATCCGTCCTCATAAAGCAGATGACAGGCTGCGATATGGACGAGGGTAAGATAACGTTGCACTCACTAAACCCATCTCCAGAGTTTTCCGATTTCTCTTTACCGCTAGATAGCGTGAGGGCTTTATATTATGTATTACAGAAAAAGCCTAAAGTCGTGAGATTTTAACGAGAAAGCCATACGCAAAAATGATATGATGTTCTTTAGCGTATCCTTGCCCTGTTAAAACGTGATAATAAATATTTGATGTATAAATCGATACGATACAAAATGGAGAAATACTTCTAAGCTGTGGGTCATGGGTTCGAATCCCATCCTGATCACGAAGAGCGGAAGTTTATAATTGTTTGATATTTAGCTGTTAAACTTCCGCTTTTGTTTTAGATCTTTCCCCTTTTGTAGATTAAAAAAAAGGATATAAAGTCCACTTTTGGACATAAAAGCTTATCCTTCGCGTATCCTAAAAAATTTAATCTATATGGCTACTTTAAAATTGACACTTTTCAAGGCCAAGGCTCTCAAGGATGGGAGGCACAAGGTCAGGGTGGCGGTCTGCCACAAGAGAGAGACTTGTTATATCGTGACGAACGTGATATTAGATAGCGAGTCCCAGTTTAAGAACGGTCAAGTCGTAAAGAGACCGGACGCTTCTTTTATAAACAAAAGATTGAGGAATATGCTTAATGAGTATCAAGACAAGCTTGACTCGATTAAGAACCAATCGTTATATACATGCGTGCAGATAAAGGGCATGTTGGTTAATTCAACAGGGGATAACGATATCTCTACGTTCAAGGATGTAAGCTCATCCTATGAAAGGGAGTTGATCGATAATGGGAGTATCGGGTACTCAAAGCTGATCGAGCGGAATTGCAGGTATTTTACCGAGTTCGTGAAAGGGGATATATTCCTTTCCGATATCACTCCAGAACTGATAGAAGGTTATTCTAGGTTCTTGAGGAATAAAAAGGGAATTGGGGAGGCCACGAACTCCATGATGATGAGACATACCAAGACTATAATCAATAAGGGTATAAAAAGAAGGCTTGTGAAATATGATGTCCATCCTTTCGTAAACTTCCAGATATCGACCTCTCCCGTACGTGAGGTTGACATATCTTTCGAGTCATTTAATCGTTTGCGAATGGCCGATCCTTCGGAGCGTCGATTAAAGGTGGCGCACGATCTGTTTTGCTTGTCGTTTTATCTTGGAGGTATCAATCTTATAGATCTACTCGGCATTGATTTCCGTGGAATCGATACGCTGGAATATGTAAGGACTAAATCTAGGAATATGACGAGGGGAGGCAATAAGATCGTGTTCTCTATACCAGACCAAGCGAGAGATATTATAGATAGATGGATGGATAAGAGGACTGGCAAGTTGGATTTCGGATATAAGTTTTCCTATCCTAATTTCTCTAGGTATCTTTCTCGTTCGCTATCCAAATTGGCGCAGTCGTTAGGGATAACGGAAAAAGTGGTGTATTATTCCGCTCGTAAATCTTTCGCTCAATACGCTTCCGAGATAGGAATCCCGGATGGGGTCATAGATTATTGTTTAGGGCATTCAGATAAGTCGAAAGGCGTGATACGTTATTATACTAAGGTAAAAAAATTTCAAGCGGACATGGCGATATCAAGGGTAATTGATTACGTTAACAATCCGGATCGTTACCGGGATTATGTGGAGATGAGAAGGGATATAATGATGATGCGTGGGTAATATGTTTTTTTTATCATTAATGCTAAATAATATGTGAATATGATAAACTTTCATAAGCCGACAAAGGTTATAGGAATGGGCATTATAGCAACAGTATTACTTATCGTGCGACAAGAGACTATAGCGTTAACCTTGAGTATAAATTGTGCATGTCTTAAAAAATTATCAATAATAAAACGTAAATGTTATGGAAAAGAGCGATCGTCTTGTAGAATTGCTAGAGATTTTGAAAAGGGCTGAATGTATATTTATTGAACAATGGAAAATCTTATATAAAGAGGATGAGATTGACATGGAAGATATTTTCAGCATATTCTATAAAGGTAGTAATGATTGTGAAATTCAAGTTAAAAGATTGATAATTAAAAATATAGATAGTGTAGTATGTAATAGGGTGGAGACTGCATAATAATTCGAGTTATAGAAAAGGAAAAATAGACCAATAAAATACGCCCGTGTCAGAAAAAACACGGGCGTTATACTTTTTGGATGCGACAAATAGAACTATTTTGTCCTTTCGACCAAAATCTTTGAAATTCGAACTTGCAGTTGCTGCAACTCGATATTATTCAGTTCTTCCAAATCAATGTTCGCTATTTTTACTTTCCGATTTTCGTCAAAGGAATTTTTCTTCTCCTCGAGAAGAGCGGTTACTAACTCGTCTATTTGACCCTTGATCTTTTGAGCCTTTAGCTCATAATTGATAGTTCTTGCCATAATATAGTTTTTTAATGTTATTTATTTGTGAAATCAAGCTTATAGCCTAGTGCATCACCTATCTTGGACAGGATGTCTATACCAGTGCTGTATTTACCTGTCTCTATCCGGGCGATATTACCCGGGGCTAGGCCTGTAAGTTCAGCTAGTTTGTATTGTGATATCCCGGCCTCCATGCGCATCTGGGCTATCCGCTTGCCTATTCGCTCCCGGTCATTCATATCGCCCTTTCTTTACATTTACTGTTATTACCGTGTAAAATGGAGCCTCCATCCCTACTTGACAGTAGGCGTTGCCTTCCTTGTCTACCCAAACAGCCTTACCATAGCTGCTATCTGGATGATTGGTAGTGGATGTTACTTCAATCTCTTCGCCGTTGAAATTATTTTTAAGATATGTTTTCATATTTACTATTATTATAAAATTTCTTCGATTTGAAATTCCGCCTCTTTTTCCCAGTCAAAAGAGTCCATATTATCTTCGTCTTCGTCTGTCAGATAATAATATGCCGTGACTCTGTAGTTTCCAAACTCTATCGGTTCGCCAGCCCATTCGTTTTTACCTATATGCTTCGGATCCTCAAAAGATGACATTAAGCGGCTGCTTGGTTCTGCCTGAGATTTGAGAGCTTTTTCAACAATTTCTTTCCCGTATTTCTCTTCAATTTCTTTATAAGTATAAGTCTTCATAATATTCGCCCGTCACGCCGGTAGCTCAGCTTTTAATATTAGTTATTATAGCTCTCCCTTTAAAATGTCATTAACGTAAAGCAAAAAGTTTCTGTCGCTTACTTGATCATCGGCAAAAAAATCAAACAACATGCCGTTGCCAAGTTTGGATATTTTTTCAAATGCGGCTTGCATTAATTGAGACGCTTTTTCCCTTGTACTCTCAGGGGCTTCGTTAACAAATTTATCGATTCTTTTTTTGACATCTTCAAGCATCATTTCATGTGCTTGCTTTCTGCCTTGCTCTGTCTTGGATAGTTCTCTATACGTAGATGTATTCATTTCCTTAATGCCGCTTATCCGTTGCCGCCGGTTCTTATTTTGATATTGCAAATATACTATCAAATTTGATAGTACGCAAGTTTTTCAATGATTATTTTTTATGCTCTATGGCATATTTTCTTTTTCCTCCAGTACCTTCTTAAGCTGATATAGGCTTATTATGTCATATTCAAATGTCGGATTTTCCCAGTTCCGACGTACGGAGTTCGTTTGGACAGAGATAAATTTTCGAAGGTCAAATATGTATTGACACGGGCTTAGCCTGATTTCATTAAATGTTATCTCGTAGTTATCAAACCACTCAAGCAGTTGTTTAAGTTTCTCGTTCATGGTATATAAATGATTAACACCCGCGAATATACCCAATTTAACCTTGCGATTTTAGGATATAAATAATTTTGTCTATATTTGCTTCAAGTTTGTGACTTGTATTATTGATTGGATATTATGTTTAACAATATAATATAGGTCACTTATGGATTTTTATAACAACTCATCTCAAAGGCAACAAGTGGACGTTTACTGTCCTGTCCATCATAATTGGATTGGCCACTATGATTATGGCTCCAAGGGGGTCTATTATTGCTGGTGCAAGAAATGCAAGAAAGAAATCAAAATCGTTATGGGAAAATGAAGAGGTTGACACAAAAACAAGAGAATTTCTGTAATTATTATATCGAGTGCGGCGGGAACGCTTCCGAGGCGTACAGGCGTGCCTACTCTTGCGATAAATGGAAGGATAAGTCCGTATGGGAGAAGGCTTCGGCTTTATTGGATGATGTCAAGGTTCAGTCAAGGGTAAGGGAACTGCAAGAGGAGCAGAAAGTTAAGTCAGATATAACCAAGGAGAAATTACTAGGCGAGTTAGGTAACATAGCGTTCTCGTCCATAGCCCACCTCCACAATACATGGATAGAGCGCAAGGAGTTCGAGAGTCTAACGGACAAGGAGAAGTCGGCTATCAAGAGCATATCTACTAAAATCCTGAAGAAAAATATAGGGACGAGCGATGACCCGGAAATCATTGACGTGGAATATGTCAAGATAGAGATGCACGATAAGCTGAAAGCCATAGAGCGTATCTGTAAGATGCTTGGCTTTGACGCTCCAACCGTGGTAGACCTTGGCAAATCGCTGATCGGAATAGATACCGGAATAGATGATTAGTGTTCTATTTTTAAATAAATGGATATGTTTATTAGGAAAAATACGAGGTTTATAATTTTATAATTGTTCTATATTTAATATTTTGGGAGCTGATACGGATAACAGGAGGATAATAAGCTACAAGAGGTTCAATCCGAACTTTCACCATTTGAAGCTGGCGTTGGGGAATGACGATATAAGGTTCATCTTCATGTACGGGGGATCGTCTTCCGCCAAGTCTTTCTCAGCGGCCCAAGCCTTCCTGTTGGAATGTATATCCAAGGGCTATAACACGATTGTCTTTAGGAAGACCGGAGCAACCATAGCGGACAGTATCTACAAGACGTTCCAAGAGGCGGCTAAATCATTGCATATAGATACTTTTTTCAAATTCCAAGAAAACCTTATAAGGTGTTTCAACGGTCCCTATATCCGGTTCAAAGGGCTGGACGATCCGGAGAAGATCAAGGGTCTCGAATCTTATCAGTACGTGTTTTGCGAGGAGATATCCGAGTTCGATGAATCCGACTTGAAACAGATAAGGAAGCGTCTCCGTGGTCGCAAGGGACAGAAGATCGTAGCTCTATTTAACCCGATATCGGAGGATCATTGGATCAAGAAAAAGATATTTGATACCGAGACATTGACCGAGGTGGACAATCATCTGTACGGGAAGCTCAAGGATAGCGTAACGGGTAAGATACTGCCAAAGGAATATTCCGAGATAGGGAGGAAATGGGTCAATTCCGAGCGGACCATATACAATCCAAGGAAAAAGACTTACGAGACGCACCGCCCGGATATGGTTATCATCAAGTCCACCTATCTTAATAATTTCTGGGTCGTAGGGTCTCCTGATGGCACGTATGGCTTTTATGACGCTCAGACGATAGCGGATTTCGAGAGGGACAAGGAAAGGGATTACGCTTATTATCTGATATACGCCTTGGGCGAGTGGGGGACGATAAGGACGGGTGGCGAGTTCTTCCACGCCTTCGACCCCGCCAAGCATAAGGGCAAGTGCCCATATGTCAAGGCTCCCGTGCATATATCGATAGATAACAACGTCCTGCCTTATATCTCCATCTCTTTTTGGCAGGTTGAGACCGGGGATATAACGAGGATAAGGCAGATTCACGAGGAAACCCCGTCCGATCCGTTCAACACGGTCACCAAGGCCGCCGAGATCGCCGTTGAATATCTGGAGGGGATAGGGCATGATGATATGGTCTATCTTTATGGGGATGTATCGACCAAGGCCGGAAATACGATAGATGACGATAAGAGGTCTTTTTTCGATAAGTTCAAGGAGGGTATAGACAAGAGATTCCGCAGCGAGGACAGGTTGCCTAGATCGAACCCATCCGTATCCATGACCGGGGAGTTTATCAACGCGATATATTCCGGAGATATAAAAGACGTGTCCATCATGATAGACGAGAGCTGCGAGACATCGGTAAACGATTATATAACGGTTAAGAAGGATGTCAACGGGGCTATGCTCAAGCAGAGGGTAAAGGACAAGATTACGGGTCAATCCTACGAGAAGGCCGGTCACCTTAGCGATGCCAAGCGTTATTTTGTCACGGAGATATTAAAGGATAGGTATACGTCTTTCTCGCTAAGGAGAAGGCACAATAAAAATAAGGAGGAGGATATGAGATATTACGATCACGTAAAATTGGATATATCGAACGCCACGAGGATAGTCTATGTGGCAGTTAATCCTGATGGGCTTGCGGGTATGGCAAAGGTGGCATTGATGGACGGGAAGGCGTACGTTCTGGATGCCTCGTTGAGGGATATCACGGAGGCTGGAGTTCTAAGGGATTTCTTGCGCCCTATAGGATGGGGGGATGTCGTGTTTGAGAGCGACAAGGCTTATTTCCCTGTAGCTAGGGAGATAAGGGAGAGCGGGGAGTGCGATATAAGGATAAGGAAGAGGGCTTCCGATGCAAGATTGAGGATATCCGCCCATTCGGAGACCGTGAGAGATCGATTTTATTTTCTCGACAATTACGAGGAGAAGGATGATTATCTGTCGTTTGTCGAGAATATGCTAGATTATGGGGGCAAGGATGGAGGGGAGTCGCTGTGTTGCCTATCCGCTATAGCGGAGATTTTGGTACGAAACAATATTTAAAACGAATATATTATGGGTTTGTTTGATTTTTTCAGGAAAGAGGATAAGGTGGCGAATGTGCCCGATCGTCCTCCAAGGTCGAGAGGACTCGTGGATTTGTCCGGTTATCTGGGGGTGTTCAGCCCCTATACCTGTTCCGGGAATTTTATCGAGGCCTTCGAGACCATGGGAGAGGTCTTTTTCCCCGTGGATTTCTTGGCTAGCAGGATAGCGGGCGGCAATTATCAATTAAAATTGGCGAAGGATGATTCCGTGGTGTTCAATAACGAGGAGATGAACCGTTTTTTTAGCGATCCTAACCCTTTGTTCTCGTTCGAGGATTTGGTTAAGATGTTCTTTGTCTATAAGTATGTGACAGGTAATGGATTCTGGCAGGCCTCCCCGTCTGTAGGGAGGATAAAGCCTAAGGATCTATGGAAATGGTGCGATACCTATTGGGTCTTGCCAAGTGATCAGGTCGTGATAAACAGCCCGATGTCCATTCCCTTGTTCCAGCCGTCAACAAAGGAGGATATAATCAACAGCTATCGTATTTCCACCAACTCGGGGCTTATGGATATAGACCCGTCTCTGGTCATCCACTATAAGGATATAAATATGCGATTGAATAGCTCATACCTAAAGGGACGTAGCAGGTTGGAGACCCAACGTTATCCTATCGCCAACTTGGTCGCCGTGTACGAGGCAAGGAATGTCATATACGTAAAAAGGGGGGCCTTGGGATTGCTGATAAGCAAGAAATATGACGCTGATGGTTCCCTTCCTCTCACCGACAAGGAGAAGAGAAACATAAGGAAGGAGTGGAACGACAATTATGGCTTGACTAATGACAGGTCCCAAATGAGCATAGTGGATGTCCCTACGGAGTTCGTGAGGATAAACATGTCCATCCAAGAACTTATGCCTTTCGAGGAGACTTTGGCGGACGCTATACAGATAGCCGGTATATATGGTATACCTTCAGTGCTGATTCCACGCAAGGACATGGCCAAGTACGACAATCAGGATATCGCCGAGATATCCGTTTATTCCAATATCGTTATTCCTGAGGCCCGGAAATTCTGCCGATCGATGACCTCCTTTCTTGGCCTTGATAAGTCCGGCATGTATATAGACGTGGATTTTAGTGGCGTAAGCGTATTGCAAGTACGTGATAAGGATATGGTAGAGAAGAGGCGTATCGTATCGGAGAAATGCCAGAAGGAATTCATGGGAGGCGTATTGACGTTGAATGACTGGAGAGCGCAGATAGGGGAGAGCAAGGTAGGGAACCCCTTGTATGACAAGTTGGTTTACGATATGTCTACCGAGGAATTGGCCTTGGTCAAGGAGATCATATCCTTAGCTAGGTCTGGCGGTCCATCAAGGAGCGTCTCATCCTCTTCTGAAGGGACTTCTGATAACAAAAAACCGTCCGACGAGGGCGATGACGATAGGGGTGATGTTGATGATGATAAAAAATGATTCTATAGTTTTGCTTTTTAATATATTAACCCTATATTTGTAGGACATAACAAAAAAAGAAATTAGAGCCTAAGAGCCATACCCGGCGGGAGTCATATCCTGCGGGGTATGGCTCTTTTTATTTATACCGACATGGAACCGTATAGAAGCATATTATTTAAGACCAAGTCCACGGACGTGGATGAGAAAGGAATAGTCAAGGTGGCCGTTAATGGTATCGGGATAAAGGACAGCGACGGCGATATATCGTCTCCCGGTTCTTTCTCCAAGACGCTCCAAGAGAATTTCAACAGGTGCAAGTGGTTTCTCAACCATGACAAGACCAAGCTTCTTGGCTGCCCTATAGAGGGAGTGGAGGAGGATGGCAATCTGGTCATGACCGGGCAGATCAATTTAAAGAAGCAGATAGGCGTAGAGACGCTGGAGGATTACAAGCTATACAGGGATCATGGCAAGACCTTGGAGCATTCCGTGGGCGTCAGGGCCGTGAAGCGGGATCCCAATAACCCGGCTATCGTTAAGGAGTGGTTCTTGGGCGAGTATAGCACGCTGACCCATTGGGGTGCTAATCCTCAGACATTCTTGATGGATATAAAGGAATTGAGGGGTAGTGACTTGAGAGATCATATAAATATGATGCGTGACGCTTTAAATAAGAGATATAGCGGAGATAAGCTCAAGGCTCTTGAGGCTAACATATCTATCGTAGAGAAAGCGTTGATCGGATCTAATATAGTACAGTGCCCTCATTGCGGGCTGGCTTTCGATTATGGGTCAGTACCGGAACACACGTTGGAGAGCCAAGTGATCGATGCCGTCGGTGACTATTCACGATGGATAACGGAGGATGTGGTATATCAGGAGATGGAAAAGATCAAGCCGGAGTTACAAGACCGTATCTTGGAGATAATCAACTCCAAGAAATCCGTTGATGATTTCGCCTCTTATGTCCGCTGCCCTAAATGTTATTCCAGAATATATAGAAGCAACACCCTTATATCTGAGCCGGAAGACTCCACTCAGATAGAGAAACATAAAGCCGCTAGATGCACTTTAGGGTCTCTAGGTGATCTTATTAATAACAATTAATCAATTTATTTATGTTGAAGAAAGGTTTTTATGAGAATTTAGGAGGTCTCGCTATCATGGCGTTGACCTTGGTGGTTTTTGCCGTTATCGCATGCGTAGGCGATCCGGCCTATGCCTTGGCGGTTGCGCCGGTATTGTCCTTCTCCGGTTTCGCCAAGAAGGAGAGTGAGTTGAGTGACGAGGAGAAACAAACGCTTGGGACTATCGAGAAGATGGTCAACAAGTGTCTGGAGGATTACGGATCTAATGTCATAGACAGGAAGGAGTACGAGGAGACGATGTCCGAGATTAGCGAGAAGCTTAAATCTCTAGGTTCCGGTAATAACAATAAGGAAGTCGCGGAGATTCGTGATATCATCAAGTCCATGGGCAAGGAGATTGAGCAAATGAAGGGGCGTGGCATCACCTTGGGGGGGGATAGCCCTCTTGAGAAAAGTATCAATGAGTTCCTTGACTCTGAGAAATTCAAGCAATATGTAGATGGTAAGACGAAGTCCTCCGGGAATTTCCATTTGGATTTGAAGGACGTGGTCAGTATGACGGATAGTTATACGGGCGATATCTTGATCAGTCAGCAGCAAAACAGGGTCGTTACGCAGGTAAGCGAGAAAAAGATCAATTTCCGTAATCTCATGAGCGTCGATCAGGGTGATCCTGCCTTCCCGATGTTGACATGGCAGTTGATCTACGACTTGGATCGTAACGCCACTTTCGTGTCCGAGAACGGGCGGTTATCCCAATCATCCTTCAAGTTAAAGGAGGAGAGCTCGGAGGTTAAGCGTGTCGGTACCTTCCTCTATTTGTCCAAGAGATTGCTCAAATCTAGGGTATATGTTCGCTCATGGTTGATCAATCGCTTATCCTCATGGGTAAGGATGGCCGAGGATTTCCAGATCATGTTCGGTGATGGAACGGGTGATAACCTGAAAGGTATCACCAAATACGATGGTGTTAAATGCGTTTCCGATATCATAACCGACGCGGTTGTCAGCGGAGAGGCCGGATCTATCAAGGGAGCGAGAAGCTACAATGGCGGAAAAGCCACTATCGTGGAGTTTACCAACCCGCAGGACAAGATCGTCGACGGCCAGAAGATCAAGATAGAGGGTGTAACCACGTTCACGGCTTTGAACGACACTTTCGACGTCCATAAGATGAATGATCGGGAGATCATGGTCGAGGTTGCTTATACAGGCTCAGGGGTGTTTACCTCCGCTACTTTCGAGGTGAAGAATAATTTCTTCAACACCGTCGCCTCCCCGAACCTAGGGGACGCTGTCAAGGCTATCTTTGGCGTCATGACGTACGCTGAGTATACCCCGAATATGATCGCCATGAACCCATCCACCTTGTTTGAGATCGAGACCTTGAAGGATACGTCCGGTCGGGACTTGAATCTCGTGACGTTGGTGAACGGCGTGAAATACGTGGCCGGAAGACCCGTTGTCGAGACCACTTGTATCATGCCGGGGTATTATTTCGTAGGGGACATGGTTAACGGGGCCTCCTTGGTGGATTATACCTCTATCAATATCGAGTTCGCCGATGATATCGAGAGCCGATTGAAAAACCAGACGGCGGTGATCGTGGACGAGGAGGTTATCATGCCGGTATACAACCCGTGGGCGTTCGCCTATGGCAAGTTATCCGACGTATTGACCGCTATCAAGAAATCCTCTTAATACATAATGACATGAGGGTTTCTATAATTATAACGGGTGAGGAGCTGGAGGTCGACAAGGTCATTCAGGAGAATTCCATACGAAAGGAGCTTGGCATGATCGATATATCCTCAAAGACGCCGGTTGGGACAAGAAAGAGAATCCCGGACACGGATACTAAGACATCCGTCTTTGGGGACTCGAAAATGTCACTTGATAAAGATAAATAGCGATGATAATAGACAATGCGTACTTCAAGGGAGACCTTAGGATACAGGGACTCGTGATACCGGAGGACGGGGGATTCTCCAATGAGGCTTCCAATGCCATATCGGAGAACGTGGTATGGTATATCGAGACCTACGGGGACGAGTACCTCGTCTCGCTCATGGGAGGATATTATGACTCATTCGTCGATTACGCCGATAATGGCAGGAAGGGAAACGACATGTTTGATTATATCCTAGGGATATTGAGATCGGATAGGTCTCCCATGGCTATGTATGTCTATTTTCATTACCAGAGAAACGAGACGCTAATATCCGTATCCTCCACGTCCGATGACGTGGACGTGAGGCGGATATTAGCGCATACCTCAAGGATGATGACCCAAGCTTGGAATAATATGGTGGATATCAACATCGGGATATCGGATCGCATAAGGGAGTCTTTCAAGGAGGACATGGATATTGACAGGAATATATTGACCCATATAAATGAGATGAATATATGAATGTCTTGGTGGATATATTCAGGGATATCGTCGCTGGCGTTTCAAAAGACGTTGGGTATATGGTCAATTACCAATTCGGTGATTGGCAATATATGGCCAAGACGCTTTCCGCCATGGGGAAGGCACCCGTAACGGCGGGAAGGAAATATCCTATGATAGGGTTATATTCCCCGTTCGACGAGGACAAGTCCAACCCTTCATTAACGTCCGTGAGCCTTTCCTTGATAATAGCCGTGAATACGTTGGGGAATTATACCAATGAGGAGCGATTGGAGAAGTCCTTCAAGGCTACGTTGTATCCGGTATATGACAGCCTTATAAGGAGGATATCCAACGATCGCAAGTTTGATATAGGCCCCGGGGCGATAGTATCCCATGTGAAGACCGATAATTTCAGGTATGGAAGGGCTGGCGTGTATGGCGAGGGGAAAAGCGAGTTCGACGATCGCATAGACGCTATTGATATTAAGGATTTAAGATTAAATGTAAAAAATATAACATGTAGATAATTATGGCAGTAAAAATGTTCAGGGACTGCGGTTCCGAGATTTTCAATACCGGCACGAGCAAGTGTCCGTTTGTTCCCGACTATATCAAGGCGATCATACTCACTCCGGTAGGTATGACGTTCAAGATATCCGATTTTGACACGAAGCTGGGAGAGTACGCCCACGCCGATCGTCCGAACCGTGTCTATCCGATCTCGACGATCGCTGAGTACGCCACTTCCGGAGGCGAGGCCCAGACATCCGCTACCG